GTGCCTTGGCAGCTTTTTTCTTAGCCTCCACCTTGCTCATACCCGTCGCGCTGGCAGTCCATCGTCCCATGCGGTCAAAGTAGTGGACGCTCCAATAACTTGACCCGTCTTTCCGCAAGCCGCGAAACGGGTCCACTGCGGCCAGTGCCATCTCGCACTCAAATAGAGCTGGCATCACGCGCCTTTTCCCTTCTTTGCCCATTGCAAACTGGCAGCAAAAGTTTCCCATCCATGCTCTGGACAACGTCCCTCACCGACTTCATCGCATGAACACTTCCCTCCAGACATCCCGCTCTTTGCGTAATCAAGGAACTTCAAGAGATTTATGCACGCCCTGCCCCGGTTCGCCTCATCTTGATCCTCGTCATCCACGCCCGCTTCGATTTCCGGCATTTGGGACAACAGACACACGGCATCATCGATTACCTCCAATGCCAGCCTCAAACGCTCGTAAAGGAAAAGGACATCACACAAAGGGCACTCAACACGATTCCACGCCTTGATGTGATCTTCGCAAATTCCTAGTGGTTGTTTTGTCTGGTGCACATTGAGCACGTCAACAACCTCGTTATCAGGGAACTCTTCCCGGTACATAGCTATGTCGTATGCCTCTTCCTCAAAGTCTTCCTCAATAAAATACAATCCTGGTTTTTTGTCATAGACCAAATACCACTTCGCTTGTCCGCTTATGTTTGCGTGTACCCAATAATATTTCATCATTACTCCCCTCCTGCTAACCGGCGCTACTCAAGTTTGAGTCCGTGATGGGTTCTATAAAATCATAACGAGAACAGGTTCTCTGGTAATACTTTGCACGGTCGTAGCTGTAGTTCTTGTAGCAGTAGTGTCCAAACGGAGATGCAACTGCCAACCATGCCTTTGTCGCTGTCCACCAAGACCCACCTAGTGCACGGATCATTCGATAGAACAGTCGGTTGGAATTCCTAAAGCTCATTGCGTGGGTGACAAAATTGTAATCGTGAACCAAGGATGGAGCAATTAGTCGAAGATCGTCATTGTCCACTAATCCCCTCAACTTCTTGGGAACAGACGCCAAATCAGTCAAGAAGGATATCGCAAACTGGTATTCGTAACCATATAAAGATCCGTCGTGGTGTTGGTCAACAATCTTCACATCCAGGGGCTCATTAACGATCCATACCTGGTCTGTCTCCAAACCCCACTCGCGCAAAGTCTTCAGGGTTACCCCTGTTCCGTACCGTCTCAGGTCGTTGTTGTTCCTAACCCTGGTAAACGAATACTCACCCTTGATTCGGATCTCCATGTTATTGTTTCCGGTTACTCATCCTCGGATAACCACAGATCGGGATGTACCCTGGAAAGTTATCACAGGCAGCAACCAACTGTCGACAAAGTTCCTCCGTGGTGTCCTTGTCGCTGTATCTGACTCCCATGTCATCTAATGAAGTGGTAATTTTTTTTCTTCGTTTTGCTTCCGATTCCTGGATGACCTTGGCCTGCGGTTTTACCCGGTTTAGTCTCCTCGCTGACTTCTTTCTGTTTTTGACCCAACGTCTTTTCATTGCTTGTCTCCCTGTAATATATCCATGCTGTTTCAACCAAACACATTTTTTTTAGATCGTCCAGGTAAAGCAAGTCCTGGGCAATGCTTTCCTGTAGAATCTGCCGCCTTTCGAGAATGTCCGCCTTTTCGTCCAACAAGACACTTCTCTGTTCCAGCAATTCTTCATACTCCTCGAGAACCCGCTCCTGCCCCTCTTGGGTGGATATCCACTTCAAATAGAGTTGTCGGGTAGTGGCAACCATGGCCACGACGGTTATGCTCAGGACTGTTATCAGTATTTCCCTATAGTACATGCTGACAACCCTATTATCCATTCATGATCCGTTTTTTAAATTCCTCAATCATCAACTCGGAAGTAGACTTGTTGGAATTGTTACTATTAAAAAGCCCTGCCTGCCTGTGTTCGTTGCTCCCTGTCTCAATCCACGTTTTCACCCCCTGTGGCAAATACACCTTTTCAGTCCCTCTGGTGATGGCCACATAAAGCAGATTCATTTCCTCCTCGGGCAAGTACCCTTGCACCTCCAGGTGGTGGTCTATGGCCGTCTCGAAGTCGCTGGCTATCTGCACAATGGGAAATTCCATGCCTTTGGCCTTGTGACCCGTGGCGTATACTAGATCCCCATACCTTTCCCCAACGTCCCGTTCCTTAACATCCTTCATAATGTATGGAATCCGTCCCTTGTACTCCTCCACCACTGTGCAGGCTCCTTGGAGTTCGAGGCTCTTGATCTTGTCGGCGTAATCCTTCAGGGTTTCAAAGTCATCAAAAGATTTTATAACCGGATCCTTTATCCAATCCACCTGACCGGAATACAGGTTGTAGACGTCTAGATAGGTTTGAAACCGATAGCTCTTATGAGTTCCACCCACATAGCCCAGGGTGTGTTTCGTGTACTCGCACTCATAGGCCGATGACTTAAAGATCAGGGCGTTGCCCCTAGCCAGTATCGTGCGGTTCTCCGTGGGTGTCGCCGTCGAGATCTCCGTGGACAACGTATCCAGCCCCCTGAGAGGTTTATCCTGCCCCCTGTGTCGTCGTAGCAGGGTTGACGCTAGTTGAGCCACGTCCGGTCCAAATCGGAAGCTCTGTGTCAAATAAAACGTCTCACAGTCCCCCACAAGCCCCAGGGCATCAATGGCACCCCGCCAACCGTAGATCGCCTGGAAGGGATCACCCACCACCACCTTCCGCCCCTTTTGATTGGACACAATGTCCCAGACGCATGGTGTGGTGTCCTGGGCCTCGTCGAGCATTATGTAATCGAAGTCCAGCACCGGTCCCGATAACTGATACAACTTCAGGTAGCCGTCATGGACCATGGGTATCGAGTTCGGAGCCAGGCTTTTCATGCTGTCCCAAATCCCCCTGGCCATGTCCACAAGAGGTGGCATCGGTTTGTCCTCCTCTTCGTAGTACTCGATCACGTTCTCGGGTATGTGTTCCGGTCCGATATCCTCGTCTGCAGATGATAGATATTTCTTGACAACTTCAAACGCGAAGTTAGCCACCACCACACTTGCCCCCAGGTACCGGGCAACCCTCCACACTGGTACATTGGCCTCAAGGAGCTCGGCGTCTCGATACTGTCCGCCATAGGCTCGATAAGCCAGGGAATGTGTCGTCCGGCTCATCACGTTCATGGGCATTTTGCGCTCAGCCTCTAACTGGATAGCCTTGTTAAAAGCTGCGTACAGCATCCGATCCCCTGGTCGAGCCTCGGCATAACGTTGGAGGGTAAATGTCTTTCCGGTACCGGCAAACGCGGTCACAACCAATGGCCGGCCGGGTTCCGGGGTCGCTGCAATGATGTCTTGCTGTTCCTGTGTGAGATTCATTTATTCACCTTGATCATGGCCTGGGCAAACCTATCATGAAACCATCTACGAGGCGGATAGTCGTTCAAATCCGGCTGCTCATTCTCACGAAGCTTGAACGTTAAACCATGCAGGGTCCAACCTTTAGCCAATTTTTCATTGACCTTTTCGGATAGTTCATCTGCTGTCCCCGTCAGAATTATATATTCCATGCTACACTCCAACGGCTTTGTTATAGGCGTTGACGGCTTCAGCCTTGTCCTTGCCCTGGTACACCTCCACCGAGCCCCTGAACACAACCAGCGTGCCGTCCAAGCATGAATAAAGTTTCACCTCCTTTTCAACCCAGATGTTTTTCTCTGTTTTGAAATGAAAAAGTAACAACATTGCTTCTTCCGCCATTCTGTCAAATTTCTCCACAGTTAACGGCATCATTTTTAATTGGCTCATGTCTTCTGTCTCCTCCCACCCCTTTTAAATTAGCGGGGACGCTCTACCGGACTGAGCTACCCTCCCCCATTACCCACCGGATGAGGGGCCGGATTTGAACCGGTGACCTTCCCCTTGTTGCGGGGGCCGGACTTGAACCGACGGCCTTCAGGTTATGAGCCTGACGAGCTACCACTGCTCCACCCCGCAAAAAGAAAGGACCCTGCTGGTCCTTCTCTTTAAAATACACCACCGTGATTCCACGTCAACCTAGTAATGGTGACTACTTGCTTTGTTACAGTAGTCAAAGTCATCACAATAGCTCGGTGTCTGCTTCTGTACCAGAATCGACCGATAACCAGTCATCATCCAATAACTGAACCCAAGCACCTCGGATACCTTGTCCGCTATCTGCTCGGCTACCTCGATATCCGGAGTGCCATCTTCCTCTGTTACCCTTACTTCAACTTCTGTTGTGCTGTTGATGGCGATATCAATGGTCACCCAGGTGTGATCAGGCCCTAGCAACTGCTTTTGCCCTGACGTGATACCTGCCAAATCCAGTGCTCTTCTTATTTGTTTTTTGGTCATTTTATCCCCGCCTTTGTCTTCTGTATCCCCTGTCATATTTATATAATACCACTTTTTAACAGTTAGTCAACGCCTAAATCACACTTTTTTTATTTTTTTATGCTGCGTTATCCCTAACCATTCCCTCCACCGGTTGAGGGGGAACCGCATTGCCAGCAAGTGAGATCTGAGCTGTCTTAGTCAACGGCTTTCCCTTGAACCACGGATCGATGACATAATTCTCGGGAAATCCCTGGGCTGCAAAGAGCTCATGAGGTTGAAGCATTCTCATACCTATGTCCACGATCCGGTAGGGGATACCCTTGACCAAGACCAAAGCTAGGTGCTGTCCCTGCCCCGTTATGGTGTGCACTGGCCCACGCAGGCTGTGACCAGTGGTGGTTCCGTAGTACTTGGACATGAAAGCATAGGTCACCGAATGGTGGTCAACTGCTGTGACGGTACCGATAGGTCTCTCCACCCCATGTCCCACGACACCCCCATAATGCTTATTGAGAAACGCGGCAATAATGGCGTGTTTTGCTCCACCGGCTACCACGGTACCCAGTGGCCTTTCGATATTTAGGGCCCGAGGGTTCTGTCCAGGTCTCTCCCCGTATCCGGTTTGAATCATGGTGGCAGCCACTAGAGCTGTCTTGCCGCCACCACCGGCCATCACCGTCGGCGCCGGTTTGTCCAGCCCTTGCCCCACCGACGACTTGAAGTATCTGGATAAAAACGCGGCTACCATGGTCTGTCGGTCTGGTTGCTCGAGCAAAGCCAACTGTCCTGTCGGCCTGCCCACCCCCCCGGGAACAATGAATGGTGAATCTGTCTCCACCACATACCGTCGGATCCCCTCACCGATCCTCCTGAGCGTGTTGTGAACCAGTGGTGGGTTCCGGTCAAATATACTGGGGCACGACAATGACCAGTCAATGATTTTTGATGCCGGGATCCATTTCTCCGATCTCCCCTCACCGTGTGTCGGTGTTGGCCATACCACCGAATGACCGTCTCTCCTGGCGATCAGGAACAGTCTCTTTCGGGTTGTTGGCGTACCGTAGTCGGCGCACACAAGGGATTTCACGTCCACCTGGTATCCAAGGTCCGACAACCTAGAAACGAATCTGTTGAACGTCTCACCGGCTCGTGATTTGATAGGGTATCCTTTTTTGTTTAGTGGTCCCCAGGTAGAGAATTCCTCCACGTTCTCAAGCATGATCACCCTCGGTCGTACCTTCTTGGCCCACCGGATCACAACCCACGCTAAACCACGGATCGATTTTTTACGGGGCTTCCCTCCCTTGGCTCTGGAGTGGTGTGTACAATCTGGGCTAAACCACGCCAACCCGACAGCCCTTCCACCGCAAGCCTCGACTGGGTCCACCTCCCAAATGTTTTCGCAATAGTGTCTCGTTCTCGGGTGGTTTGCCCTGTGCATGGCGATAGCCTCGGGACTGTGGTTGATGGCGATATCCACCGGGCGCCCTATAGCGGTCTCAATACCTGTTGACGCTCCACCTCCGCCAGCAAAATTGTCAACTATCAATTCCCCCTCAAATGCTGCTCTGATAATCGGCGGCCTAGGCATTGCTATTCTCGGTGCTAATTTCCATTCTTAGTTGCCCTTCGTCGCCTACCAGGTAGGGATCCTCTTCACCAAGTCGGTAAACTTCAAAAGCACCCGTGGGCCATTCGTGAACGTAAAAAAGATCGGTGTTCCTCCAAACAAGATAGGATTTTCTACCAAGTGGGCCTTTTGCTATGTGGGCGATACCAAAACTCCCCCACAGACCCGGTATTTCCATTTTTCCTATCACTGGCAAGGTCACAGTGACGTCGAGCCCAAGAACCTCGTCTATTTTCGTGTCAAACGTATCAGGGCATTCGGTCGCTTCAACCACTGAGGGGTGGTCTGATTCGATAACCACCCGGTCCCCCTTATCTTCCACCTTTATACCGTCCCGGTGCTGGTCCACGGTCTCTTCTAGTGCTTTCACAACGTTATCAGCCCCGCTCTCAATCCTGCTCCTGAGAACCTCCCTGGCTTGCTCCTCCAGTCTAAAATCAATACTCACTCCCCCGTAGTAGTTCACGTCAAAGTAATCGGTCATGCTGTCGGATCGGTCGTAGTTGTAATCGTCGTGAAAACCCCGGAGCATATCAAGAATCCTTTGGGTCTCAGGTTCATACCTTGGTATGTTGGCCGGGTAGGGATCGTGCGGGTGTTCCATTTCCCACCTGATAAATTCTTCATTAAAGATCTTGGTGTCGAGCTTGGTGATCGTCATGTCGATTGCGTGATCCCAGGTCACCTTTCTCATTCTCACGGATACCCTCAGATCCTGGGGTAGGATCCCGTCCTTCTTGGCTTGCTTAATGTTGTTTCGGATAATCTGTGTGATCTGTTTAGTGGTTAGGCTCTTGTCGTATTTTTTGCCCTGTGTTCCCCTTTGCATTTTATTCCCCTTCCCTGGTTTGTAAAATGGCTTTCATGGCGGCTTCTCTGGATCCATAGTAGCCAAGCCTGATCCACTCGTGGTAGCCCTTGTTTTGATCAAATAAACCACGTATCTCGGCAACAAATGCTTTGCTATCAGCATCGTGCCAGATTGATTCCGTTTTTCTTAGTTTGTTGCCTGTTCCCATGATATCCTCCCGTGTCCTATTTTTAGTTATCCCCTTGGGACATCCATTCCATTGCGGCATCCACGGCTTCGTCATAGTGCTTATAAAATTCGTCGTAGCCTAAAATCTGCTCTGCTTTTTTCAACTCGTTTTGTGTTACCGGGCTAGGTACTGCTTTTCCAAATTCGCATTCGATACTTTGTCTTCCGGCCAGTGTTGCTATAATAGTTGCCATTGCTGGTGTCATTTTGTGCTCCTTGGTGTCTTTTGTGTCCCTTGTCATATTTATATAATAACACATTGTCGGGTCTTGTCAACTACTTTTTTTATTTTTTTATGATTTTTTTTAACAGGCTATTTTCGGAATCTTATCGGCAACTTACCTGTCAACAGGTAGTCTTTTTTCTCATCCATGGTGAGTTGAGCAAGCACATTTTCCTCGGCTGCATCACCCAAAGTCTCATCGGCCGCCCCCAGAGCCCGTTCTCCGAGCCTTACGAGGTGGTCATGGGCTCTAACCTGGGCATCAAACGCCAACGACGGGTAGACCTTAACCGGTATCAGATCCCCATGCTCGTCCCGCTGAAAGACCAGATTACCGTCGGCATCCTTAACCGGCTTCCCGTCCTTGTCCAACTGAACCTCGTACCGCTGTTTCGCCGCCTCCCTGGCCTTGTGCTGGGATAATACCCGGTGCAAGCGTAACTCAATCTCCGATGTCCCAAGAGCCTCCTCTACCTGCGATAGGTACTTGGCGCGAAACTGGGCCAATGTAAGCTGACTCAGTGCATTGGCCTTCTGGTCTATCTTCTTGGCCTGCTCCCTTATCGAGGGCATTCCCTGTTGTGGTACTCCTACATTAATGTACTTGGTAGCCGTGGACTTGGCCACACCGGCGTCCTTCGATGCTTGTAGTATACTCCGGTGCTTTATCCAGGACGCAAGCAATAGATCGTACTTCTCCATGGTGATCCCTAACCAAGACCGGTTTTGGGTTACCTTTTGGACACCCTTCTTGCCGCCCTTGGCTCCCTTTTGGGACGTCTTCTTCTTCTGGCCTTTCTTCCCCACTTAAACCTCCACCCCCTCTACAGGCTGATTCAGCCTTTGATTCTCGATCTCGAAATAGAGATTGTCAAAGAGGAGTTTTTCTAAATACTGAGACATAGTCATGCCCAGCCGCTCCGCCACCGCCTTCACCACCCGTTTATCCTCGGGCCGGACTCGTATGTGAAGCTGATCTGTTTTATTTCTTTTCTGTGTACACATAATCTCACTCTACCACGGATTTGGGCACCCGTCCAAATTATGTGTTTTCTAGGTCGTCCAGGTTGATCTCCCCTTCACAGTGCGGACAGCAAATAATCCGAGCACCTCCACCCTCCCCCGTGGGGCCCGAGTCCCCATCCTCGTCACCTGAGTTTGGTGGTGGCACCCGTTTCTGTTCAAAGGAACTCCAGTCGAAATTCAGAAGATCTGAAAATCCTTTTAGCTCTGTCTCATCATAGGGCATGGTCTCGACAAGATCCGCTAGGTCGAACTCGGCATCGGCAGCAAAGCCGAGTTCGTGGATTATCGACGCCAACGCCGTCCGGTCACTGTTAAACCTGGTTTCGTTGGTCTCCACCGCTACCCGCTTCGCCTCCTGCTCCGATACAGGACCCAGATTATAACATATGCAGGTCTTGAATTTGAGATCTAGAAAGGAATCGACACGGTGGTTCCCGTTGGCTACTTCAAACTTCCCCCCGTCTACCTCTCGGACGATGATGTTTTCTATCTGGCCGTTTCTCCTGATATTGGCCGTCAGCGTCGCCGCCTTCTCTTCATCATCCTCTTTATAGTTCCAATCAGCCTTGACCAGTTTTTTGGTGGGTAATTGTACCCACCCCTTTTTCGTTATTTTTGCCATGTGACCTCTATCCTCTGATCTTTCTCCCACGGGAAGTCTAGCCATTTGTCCTTTGAGATCTCTTCCGCCCAGTAATCCGGGATGAATATCGAGCAATCCTTTTTGTAAAGCACCGCTGTTGTGATGGATTTTGGGTGCCAACGATGGATCCAGTACACCGCTGACTCCATTGTCTTACCACTGTCCACGAGATCGTCGATTAGCAAAATCGTTTGGCCTTCAAGATGTTTGGATTCTTTGAGCACGTGGGCCGGTAAGGTGGGTCTATTTCCCGCATAGCTCCACACACAGAACGTGTCTATTTGTCTTTGTCCAGTAATCTGGGCCAAGAGACATGCCGGTACCAACCCCCCACGAGAGATCGTCACGTACCAATCAAATTCAAGCCCCTGTATTTGTTGGGCTATTCGTTCCATGTGATCCCCCTGGTTTTCCATACCTTGGTGATGTATTTCTCATACTCCATCATGACCCGGACATTGTGGATACGCCGGTTCAAATGCTGAGAACCGTCTTTGTATAATCCGTCTACGAGATCGGGGTACATACATTTCTTTCCCAATTTATCCCAGGTAGTGTTCTTGAGTTGATGATTCTCGAAGGTGAGCACCCTCCCCATGCCCCCTCCCATAATAGCCGCGGTGCTGTCACAGGAATAAAACGGATACCGCTCGAGTGCCCATTGGGCCGTGACACCAAAAGCGTGAACTTTAATGGGAAAATAATCCCTGAGAATGCTCCAACTGCTGTCAAAGAACGCTTCAAGTTTCTCACGGCTACTGGCATATTCTACAGCCCCACCGAGGGCAATGTACTTCACACCGTCATCACAATACCGCTTGAGTTCGTCCAAGGGTTCTCCGTAGTGGTAACAAGGTACCGGATCAACCCCCATCTTCTTCATAATGTCGTAGTTTTCACGGGTACCTTCCCAGTCACCAATAACATCCAAGGCAGCATAACAAAACAGTTCCGATTCGTTCTTCTTTATAAATTCCACATACTCACGGATATCGATAAGCACGCCCCGTGTGTACGCCGAGAAAGCCCCCGAATCCAAAAACAATTTCTTGTCAGGTAAATTGGGGTTCAACCAAAAGTCCCAGGCTCCCTTTATTTTATCAATATCTGCATACGAAAGAAGCCGGTGGCGTAGCCCAGATCCGATCGACTTTTCCAGAGCCTTGCTCATTTCACCGTCACCTATTGGAGCCGCGGCAAAGTAAAATAATCTTTCACACCCCTCATCTTTAGTACTGTTCGCAATAGCGGTGCCTGCACAGAACAGTCTCATTTCGGCCTCTCTTACCTTTTCCGGTGTTCCGAAATGGGTATCAGCACAAAACAGGCGCATTTCTGATCTCCATGTTCTGAGTGCTTGACCGGCATTAAACACCAGCATCCGTCATTACCGGATCCCTGTGTCCATTCCGCTCGAACGCTGTTTTTCGCATGTAACACGGCCCGCACACACCACAATGCTTTTCTCCATCCCCGTAGCAGGACCAGGTGAGCTCGAAAGGCACATTCAACTCTAACCCCTTCTTCACTATCTCATGCTTCATCAGCGTTGCCAGTGGTTGAAGTAGCTCGATTTTTATTCCGTTCTGGGTAGAGTATGGCAGGATCGCATTGAATCTATTTCCAAATTCCTCCTCGTTATCTGGATAAGCACCGGACTCCTCTAGGTTTCCACCGAACGCAATATATCCGTAATGATTTGTCTCGGCGTAAGCCGTGAGACATGACAACATAAGAAGATTCCTGGCCGATACCCAGTCCACCGCATATTCCGCCCCGGTAATCCCGTTTTTTCCACTGTCAAACCTGCCCTCAGTAATACTGCCGGCCATAACCCCAGTGGGCAATTGAATGATCGCCATTTCAAATCCACCGTGAGCAGCGATTTGGCGGACCCTTTCCACCTCCCGATTCTCTGCTAGACAGTTATACAGAAAGTGAGCAAGACATACCTCGTAACCCTTCTGTCTCAACATGTAAGCCACGGTCACGGAATCGAGCCCACCAGAACACGAAACCACCACGCGGCGGGGTTGATCGGTCGGCAAAGCCCTTGTCGCTGCAATCGCCAATGAGCTCCCGTCTACTACGGCAAGGCTGTAAGGTTGAAATGCTACAGGGTAGGAGTCTGGCGGAAGCATGTACGCCTGAGAAGCAAACATCCACCCACCACACCGATCCGTCCAATAGATCGGTTTATAGTTGGCCGCCAAGTAAAGATCCCGCCCCTGAAAAAATGCCAACGCATAGGATCCCTTTATTTTCTCCAGTCGCTTTAGAAATTCAAACGAATTAGAACACCCAGGTAACAGGTCGCCAAGAACCATGGAATCGATCTTATATTCTCCAAACTCCTTGTCATTGGCTATCACCCCGTTATGAACGACTCCTTTGTAAGGTTGCAGATTATCGGGAGTAGAAACGACTTCGGTGGTGGGTATTGCACGGAAGTTACCTACTACACGATCCGCGGTCATTAGCTTCTCGACTATCCCTGGGTCCAGTTCCCCCAGCCCCCGGTATTCCTCTTCATCTATCCAGAACCCCCACCCATCTCGGCCCCTGTCCCGTGCATTTATTACGACATGAGCCTTTAATTCCAGATCAATGTCTTGCCCCCGTATCCACCCAAAAATAGAACACATGTCTACTTCTCCCCCGCAAAAGCCAGGAACTCTGCCCGAGCCGTTCCGTCGTTTAGCAATTCTCCACGCAGGGCGCTCGTGGTCATTATCGATTGCTGTTTCTCAACTCCCCTGGCTACCATACACAGATGCTTGCCACGAACGACTACACCGACGCCACTGGCTCCGCTGAACTTCTCCACAGCGTCCGCTATCTGCTTAGTCATTCTTTCTTGTATCTGCAGGCGCCGAGCGTACACCTCGATCACTCTGGCTAACTTACTAACCCCGACAACCTTCCTGCTGTCCCCTGGGATATATCCAACATGAACAGTCCCGTAGAACGGGATCATGTGGTGTTCACAGGTGCTCCAGAACTCCACCGGTCCCAACATAATCATTTGGTCATAACCTTCGTCTGAAAAATTGGCTTTCAGGACCTTTTCTGGATCTTCCCGGTAACCTCCATATAATTTTTGCCAGGAACGGATCACCCGATCAGGTGTGTCCCTTAATCCCTCTCTCCCTGGATCCTCTCCTATGAATTTGAGTATGGTCTTTACCGCGTTCTTCGCCTCTTGTACCTCGACCGACATGTATCCTCCTATTTTAGATTCATCCAAACGTGTGTTTGAGGTATGATCCGCCACTCCTCGCCGTAAGCCTTGCGCCTCCGTCGAACTATTCTCAAAGCCTTCTCAGCTCCCTTTTGTACTGAATCATCCCGCAGTCTCCAGTTCTCAGGACTCAAAGTCACTGGCTGTAGAACCAAATCCTTGCGAGATCTCTCCTCACAGGCGCTCTTAGCTATCTCACTAAAACGTTGTCCCACTATGGGTCCGTTCTCGTCAACAAGCACCTTCACGCACGTGGCTGCTCTAAGCAGACGATGGGACACAGGTACATCTTTCGGAGATACCACCATCTCCTCGCAGTTTAAGAGCTCCTCCAGTTCAATCTTCATCTTCTTCTGGGTGTCCCTGGCTCCGTTGGTCTCGATACAGATCACATAGCCCGCACCGAATAACGCTGTAAGAAGATCGGAATCTACATGGAGCAATGGCTCTCCACCGGTAAGAACAACCCGATATCGGAAATGCTTTACCCCTGGGATCAACCGATCGACCCTTTGTAGGATCTCCTCCCCTGTCATCCAGGTTACATTCGTCGCACCGTTCTCATCACAGAATGAGCAGTTTAGGTTGCACCCAGAAAACCGTATAAAAACGCAGTCCTGACCCACACTAGGCCCTTCGCCCTGTATCGACCGAAAGATCTCTCTGATTAGATACTTCTTCATCGGTCTAATACCCCCGTTGCCAAGCAGCGAATGCCTTGGCCGTCTCCCACACCTCGACACGATGTACTATCTTATCGAATCCCCTGTAGTATAATTCTTCCTGAATCATACTGGCTAGAAGGTCTGCCATGTACTCAGCGGTCGGCTGCTCGAGCGTTCTAAAAATACGAAACTCCCTGTCGCTGTTGTCTACGGTCAACTGCTTGAGCCACTGAACCAGAGGGTCATCACACCACAGGATCAGAGCATGATCCCAGGGAACCACCGGTTGACCCTTGAACTTGCCTACCTCAAGAATGTCTTTCATGATGCTCGACAGATCCTTGAAGTCCATAACCATGCCAGTGGCCGGACCTTCTGTTTGGGTATTGCCACCAAGTGTCACCACCACTTTGTAGCTGTGACCATGGAGATTCCAGCACGCACCCTCATGACAGGGGAGCCTGTGAGCAGCTTCAAATCTAAATTCTTTTGTTATAAATACCATTTGCCCTCTCTTTCTAGTAGAACCACCGGTCTCGAACCGGACGGACTGGCTGGACACACCGTTTGCCCGTGTCCCCGTATGGACTGGCCCTAATCTGACTAAACTGTCTCTTTCTCCTTTTCTTTGGGCTTTTGAGGTGACACAGAGCTCTTTGAATCGGACATCATGGTTCCGCGTTCATCCTGAAACGCCTGTACTAGGGTTCTCTCGGCAAGCCCCAGATCCTTCACCTTGAATATTCTGGCCGCAGCCCTGCCTAACAAAATCACCTTGTCCCGCTCGGTCATCGTTCCACCATCCACTTCGAGCTTCCCGTCTTTAAGGGTTATCGATACCGCCTTCGATGTCTCGACCGGTGTCGTCATCTTCTTGTCTTTGTCCTTCGCCATCTTGGCCTCCTTCTTCTTCGATTTGTTTTATAAGTTTCTCCAGCTCTCTGCGAGCGTGTTTTTTATTTATAGCATAAAATGTAGATCTGCTTGGCAGTATTAAAAGAGTGACCCCTTCGAGCCCAGCCATTTCTGCGGCCCTGTTGAATATGTTTCGGACGGCATCTGTTAGTCCCCCAGGTTGATCATGTCGGGCTATTATCAGATCCCCCGGTTTGACTTTATGAACAGCCTTTAGGTTCCTGAACCACTCTAAAAGTTCCTGTGTTTCTTGGTCTTCGGTCTCCCCTCCCATGGAACTATTCCTTTCTGTTGAAACAGGTGATAGTTAAACCTCCGCGAATTTTCTCAACCCTCTGAATAGTCACCTTAGCCTGGTTGTTATGGCTCAAGTTGACTGTTAACTTGGAGCCGACCCCCACAATTCCCTCTTCTTCTCTAACCCTGGCTTCCAGTTCATGGTATTTATCCCTCCACTCCTCTGTTTTCTCCATCGCCTCCCGTCGTCGATTATCATAGGCGTCCCGCTGCTGGGCGATCTCCATTACCTTGACTTCCAGTTCGGTTATCTGTTCCAGGGCTTCTTGGTACTTCTTTTCATCCATTTCTCTTTGCTCCTTCCAGTAATTCTGATAATGCGCCACCTGGCCTTCAATGTCCAGCGGTTCCCCCTTTAAGTGGCGCTGAAATGAAGTCAAAATCAGGCCGGACATGTCGTCTGCATGGTGAAGACCAAGGCCAACCATGTATTTGTGTAATTCAGTCTCCTGCTTATTATATTTCTCTGGCCAATCCTCTGCCCACCATAAGCCCCAATTATTTCGAAGCATACGACCAAGCCCGTGGTGCCACTCACACGTATCGGAGTTCTTAAAATCATCGAGAACGCTCTTTCCGGTCTTCTCGGCCATCTCCTTGAGGACAATAAAACACTCCTTTAGGTTGGTAGGTATTTTGTTATTCGACATTGCTTCCCTCCTAAAAAAAACAGGTGGGTTCGGTCCATAAGCACACCGAAAGCCTGCGTACATGTAGTCAACATCTCATACAGTGCGAGTTTTTCACCTCGCTGCGTCCTAGCCTTTGACGTCTCTATAACCAGGCACCCACGGCGGGACATACCGGATTCGAACCGGTACCATCTGGCTCGACAGGCCAGCGCCCTACCATTAGACCAATGTCCCATTTTTACCCTGTGTCCTCCTCAGTACGGATTCTGATACTAAAATCACCCGACACACCATCCTCCTTAGTACCACATTTTGGACAATGTTTGGGAACAACATTGGTCTGGAGATCGTGTCCACATCTCAGACACACCAGAAACGTAACCTCGTCGGGTTCTTCCCCCAAGACCTCCCCCATGGCGTCCTCATGAATAAACTCAACTCTGCGTCCAATAGGGTCGTGAGTATACCACCGGATCGGAATTCCCTTACTCTTGGCATACTCGATCTCTCTCCTGGTACTCTCACCAATGTAATCACCCTTGTTGACCACAAACACCTCTCCGCCATCCTTGTGCTCTGGTATCAGGTCAATTTTTGATAGGTGCAGGGCATCCATCTTGTCAGCGACTCCCTCGTATTCGGCTATGTGGTGAGAGGCCGACTCATACCACCATGGCAACAAATGAAGACCCAAGGTGACGGCGCCCTCATCCCTCTCTAGAAACCAGGCACAAACTGCCATCTCCTGACAGAACCGAGAAGAACCACATAGGACGACTAGTTTAGGCATTTGGTTACTCCTTGTTCTCTATTATCTGTATACTTAATCCACAGCCTGCGTCCTTAGGTGGTATCAATTTTAGATCGTCACCTTCAAACCTGGCATCCCAGCAGGTTTGCCACCGCACCTCATCTACTATCTCCACCTTGGTCATATTTTTTTTGGCCACCACCCACACCTGTTCACCCCCCAATTCAACTGACAACGAAAAAAGCAACCTCCGGTTCTCCCTGATGGCGTGGTGCGGACAATCCCCCTTGTTACCGTCAACGAAATCACAAGTGCCACCCTTTTTGCGGCAATCCCCTTGCTGGCTCTCGTATAGACAATAGTCGTACTCCTCGACCACAATGTGACACCCACCACTCCTCAAATTCTCCATGTGCCCTTTTAGTTTATTCAGAGACTTCTCTGGGATTTTATACTCAGTACACGGTATCGCCATCCTGGGGTGTTTCACGAGTTCTCCAATTAGATGTCCCAAGTAGGACAAAACCTGAGCACAATTGAATACACCTGGTCTGTCGTCCCTTGTTTCATCCGTCAATGCCTCCACCATCTTCTCGACGGCCACCGGAACATCCAGTTCCCGCTCGTCATCGGGCTGGGGGAGCTCACCATACTGCCACCTCCACAACTCCACCCGAGCCCAACTGTGAAAAGGATTGTCTTTGATTTCTACCACGGGAGGCTTCTTTTTCTCTTTCATCGGTTCTATTCCTTTACATTTGGGCCACAAATTGGATTTTTGGATATTTCTGCATAACTCCTCCTATGCGTCGGGCTCCCTGGTTCCAACCTCCCTGAACTCACGTATGGCCGGACGGAGATCCCCGAAAGGTTTGTCCCTGTTCACCTCCCCAGGAATTAGAATCTGGTCTCCACACACTGGACACTTTTCACCGAACTTGGAATCATCGTCCAGTTCACATCCATTGGGACACTTGGCGTTCCACCTCAATGATATCGGACCGAGTTCAAACTCCTTGCCAAAGAAGGCGTTAATGATACCCAGGAATCCAACTAGATACTGTGACTCCACAACTTCTACATGCTCCGGGTTCACGCCCTGTACGACCAGGTCTTCGTCCTTCACCATCTCCTCGTTACACCCTATGCCGCACTTCAATATCCCCACCATGGCCACCCTGTCTTTCTTGTAAAGCCGATTTAATACCTCGATGACCCTTTCAACTGTCACATAGTCTCTTATCATGGCTACTCCTATCTCAATATCTGCGGGTGAAACCCTATTTTTTCACACCACTTTTTCATTGCTTTGCCCCTACTAATCTTTCCATCTTCGTACCCTTGAAGATAAGATACGCGGATCCAGGCTTTGTCATTGTTAACGTGTCGTTCCCTTTTGGCTGTCATAATGGTCCCATCTTTGAACCCTCGTAAATACGCCTGATACTCTTCGGCGGGGTGGCATAGTATCTGGTAATTCTGTTCCCTTAAAGGGACCACCTGTGATCTCTTGCGTCGGTCAGCATATCTCCCGCCCTTACTAAGTGGCAAAAGGAGACCTATGCCTGTCACATCACTCCACTTTTCTATTTTAAAAATCTCCTCTGTGTTTCGATCTCGAACTATATCCCCTTCTCTGAGTCCTGACATGTTCCTCTCCTTATGGTTGGAGCACAATGCCCTCAGCCTCCGCATTTAGCTTCTTGACTAATTCACGAATTCTTCCCTTGACCCGTTGCTCCTGCTGTTTCTCCTCCTCGTGTGATTCGGGCTCATCACCCATGATGCCAACAAACTGACCAGCCTTTAAACCCAAGACATCGAGCATGGTCTCGTCGTATCCAGATCTAGCAACGCAATACAATGACGGGATCTCCGCGATCATTTCATTCACACCGATACGCCCAAGTCTGGTTTCACACTGGCTATGGATAGCTGGACTCCAATCGAGTTCAGCATTGATACACATCGTTCCCCGGTGCTGTAACCCATCGAGACCTGCTGTTGAACGCAGGGATAACAGCACCATCGGCGTGTCACCATTCACAAACCTTCTCAGATTGTCGTCCTTCTGTTTCTCGGTTTGTCTGCCGGTCAACACTGCCGGCGAATACTCTTTCAACCTCTCCTGGAATATGTCGTGCACAGAGTGGTGCCAGGCGAATACCAGGGGGCGTTCCCCGGCCTCAATAACAGACTTAATAACCTCAGCAACAAACGGAGCCTTGGCCAGCCCTGCGGCCTGTCTGGTCTCCCTTTCTATCTCTCCACCCAAACGCCATCGGAAATGACGGTCAATATCCTTTCTTTCGTAGTTTCTGGCCTTCTGTCTGGCCGCTGTCATCAATTGTTCATACAGCTCCTCATCCTGTTCGACGTCCTGTATCTTTCGGATAATGGGTGGGAGGTCGATATTCACATCGTCATCGGTAGCCCGTCGTCTGAGTAAGAAACCCTCCCTGGTTAGAAATCCGTGGAGTGCTTTGGGATCCTCGACTATCTTTTCCCCGTATCCGGTACACCACTCCCGTGAAAACGATTCCCAGGATCCCAAACAGTGAAAGTCAATTATGTTCATTACGGCCCACATTTCGGCCCCGTATCCGTAGACCGGTGTTCCCGATAAGCCCCAGACGTTTTCAGCCTGGGAAGATAGTAGAGAGAAGGCGGAATATTTCTGAGAGGTTTGGTGTCGAAATGATTGCACCTCGTCGGGAATCAGGGTGGGCCAGCCCCGATCCAATAACTGCTTTTTCCAGTCTTTCAGTAATCCGTAATGAATAATCGCAAACGGTGTGTCCGGTAGTTTGTAGGGTGTACGGGTTCTCAGTATCGGTGCCAACGCCTCGCCACGTCTACAGGCTAGATCGAATGGAGAATCAAAAAAACTCTGCTCCATCTTGCACGGCAGATCGAACAGTGAACCGATCACTCTTTGCCACTGGCGTTGTACCTGTGTCTCGCACGCTATCAAGACCGGATATTTCCCTGATGCCGCTACAGCTCCCAGAGCTTCCCAGGTTTTCCCGAGTCCCATGCCGTCCCCGAGCAGGCACCTTTTATTAGTGGTGAGAAACGTCACCGCTGCCTCTTGAAACGGGTATAGCTTCCCCAAAAAATCAGATGGTGGTGCTGTTCTCTTTAAATCGTACCCAGACGCCCTGTCATTCCACTGCTGGATGGCTTCGTTGCGATATTGTTTGAGTATTTTGTCACATACCACCTCCACCGGGAATCTCATAAGCAACCAGTTAAGATCGGACACTTCCCTCCTGCTCTTGTGGAACATGACCGTCTGATATTCACGGTAATTACTTTCCGATCCGAACTTGTACGAAACACGAGCCCCAGGAAAGATCCTTTTTGCGAACTCTAGTAGTACTGGTTCCCCAATTAAACCAAACATCTGGGCCTTCTTATCCCAATACAGCTTGCCATACTTATGCCCTTCAAGACTGGGCTCTTTGAGATAATCGGGAACGACCGTCATACTGTGAGCCCCCAATTTCCGGCCAGAGATACATAATGGATCTGCTTACCATGGGCGTCGGATAGGTGACGGTGCAACCCCCGTTCACTGACAAGGATCAGAGCATTAATGTCTGAGCTAAAGGCATATCGCTCAAGCTGAGCGGCTACGATCTTTGTATTGGGTTTCCCCTTCTTTACTTCGATCCCGATCCGGTACTGGGGAAGATACAGGTCGATCCGACTGCGAGGTCCTATTTTCTTCTCTCTGATAACGTCAAAACCGTCTTCCCGCAATACCCTTTCAATCTCGTTCACCACCTCAAATTCAAAATCGACCAGGCTCGACAGCTTAACGGATTCAATGGCATCCTTGGCCTGTTTAGCTGCGTTGTTCTCTGCTTTTCTTCTTAGATCGCGGAGGGCGTCAAGAGCATGTCGCCTTCCAGTTAGATCCGTCCCGTCGTGTAGTGATACCTTCATGTAGCCGTATAGTTCACGATACAATCGGAACATCTCGTGGGGATCATTAATGTCGTAAGGTCGAGGAAGATTTGCCATTTTTTTTTGCCCTGTGTTTCGAGTTTATCTTATAGCGGATCGTGTAAGCATCTCAAGTCGAAAAGGATCGTCGTACTCCAACCATAGGGATGGACCTCGGCGTTTATGTATCTAATTCGCCATCCCTCCCAGACGGCTACCCAGTTGCCACACTGATCACCAAACTCGTCTGGCCAATAACACCCACCTGGTCCCGGTCCCTCCTGCCAGTTACAACTGCCGTCGCATGGATCATCTCCGAATTCACCCTCACAAGTACCACCGGTTTCCGTCACCGGGCAGCCACGTATAAGGGATCGAGCCTCGTCAAAGGTTGGTATTCGCCATTCGGTCAGCCCTGCAAACGATGAGGATTCACAGATCGTGACCGCACTCTCGTGCGTTATTTCTTCAAGCGGATCAATCCACCACAAAAACCCGGTTGTCTCATCACAGTAAACACCGTCGGGAATATCCACGAGACCACAGGGACCGGGCTCTGGATCCGTATCAGTGTCGGTATCGGTGTCAGTATCCGTGTCAGTATCCGTATCGGAATCTGTGTCCGTGTCAGTATCGGTATCTGTATCAGTGTCGGTGTCTCCCGTTCCTTGCTCACAACACACCTCCGGTCCTGGACAAGGATAATCATGAATTATTCCGTAACATTCCGCCCCTGGCATACATTCAAACGGACACTCCTCCGGCGTGGTATCGGTGTCCGTATCGGTGTCGGTATCAGTGTCGGTATCGGTGTCCGTATCCGCATCGGTGTCTGTGTCAGTGTCGGTATCTGTATCGGTGTCAATATCAGAGTCTGTGCCGGTGTCAGTGTCGGTACCGGTGTCGGTGGAAGTGTCCGTATCTTCTTCTGTATTTGTATCGGTTTCAGTATCGGTGTCGAAATAGGTGTTTGTGTCGGTATCAGTGTCAGTGTCGGTATCGGTATCAAATCGTTCCCCAGGGGCTCCACACCCCACCAGAAGGGCTACTAATATAAGCCAAATCATTCCTGTACCTCCTGCTTATCGAAATTGTAGGCTATCACCCACCAATTTCTGTCCCATCTTTCTGGGCGTTTGCCGTATATCTCGTCCCACTTAAACATGAAGCTATCAATGTAGCTGTTCGTTTCAAAATCGGGCTCCACCCCCTCACCCTTCGCGTCCTCTTCAGAAATATCCTGTACCCTCTCGATCCGCACCTTGTTGATGGGCAAATCAAATCGCCGGTCCACAAACCTGAGAAAGATAGATGCCTTCCACGAACCGTCAATAATGCTCCTCTCCACTGGATCACAAGCAGCTTTATAGAGCACCCGACGGTCACCAAAATCCACCTTCGGATCCGTAGATGATACGATGGTGGAATACGTGAATGTCTCCTTTGGCCAGAATACATCCCCAGGTCTCACTCGTGGGTAAATCCTATGCGTTCCAAAGGTCTCTTTATCAATATGCGGCAAGTGTAGATATGGACCAGGGTTCCCCACGGGGGACGGTCCCTGGTCTACAAACGCGTTGTCCCAATCCCATTGACTCAAGTTTGAGCTCGCCCACTGTGGCCAGGGGTTACCGTCAAACCACGTATTACGCGGTGTCAGAGGTCTTCGAGTTTGGTTTTTGCGTCCTTCTTGGATTGCTTCCATAAGGAAGGTTCTAAATAACCTCGGCCAGTATTTGGTCTCGTCGTTCATGCTATGTCTCCTGTCTCTCTACTATCCCAAGCCCCCGCTAGAATAGTTCCGAACGACAAATATGTCCCCTTCGATGGGAGCCCCAGCAGACAAACCTAACCCCTAACCGTGGCTAGCTTGGATTTCGCTTTCTGTCCTCCACCATCTCCAGGTGTTCCCGAAGCTGCTTGTTCTCCTTGGTCAACTTCTCGATCTCGTCCCCCTGAAGTTGTACCAGTCGTTTCAGCCTCTCCACCTCCCGGGGATCGGTCTGGGTTTTTACTTGTTCCATTTTTATTGCCGTTGCCCCGTAAAACATGGTCATTTCTCCAAATGTCACATGGCAGGTATCCGAACAGTATATTTCTGAGCACCTCCGATGCCTGTGTCAGTCCTAAATCCTTCGCTGCTTTTTTTAGCCCCTCCGTCTGATCGCTCGTTAGTGTATACGGTACTCGTTTCATATTTGCCCTTCATCTTTATTGTGTACACTTTTTAGCAGATGTCAAGGACTTTCTGATCGGTTTCCGATCACTTCTGTTCGGTTTCCGATTAATTTTTGTACTATATGCCACAGTATGCTGCAACATGCCTTTGTATGTTTTCACATGTATCTGGATAAAAAAAGCACGTTGGGCTCGGCGGGGGGGGACACCTCAAACGCACAACGTGCTTAGAGTCTGAGCTCTGTTATTGCTTGCGCAACAACTTGAGACCAGAAGACCCCTCAAAGCTAGCAACGAACCCAAAATATGTCAACTATTTTCGGACAGATGAGGTGATTCCCCAGGCTATACCCATTAAAGCCGGTAGAACCCATGGAACGAATCTCCACCGGTTATACTTGTCAATTCTTAGCAGTTCGTCCCGGGTGGATTTCCAGAGCCCCTGGTACCATTCAGCGTTATTCTTGTGCTCCAGTACCAAACCCTCTTGTGCCTGCAGGCGGAGTTCCAAACCACCGACTTTGTCTTCAAAGGCATTACGTTCTGATTCCCACCTGATAGCGGCATAAAAGAGGTCCCGTTGCTGATTGACTAGTCGGGCTATCTGGACACCCTCTGATTGATTGTAGCACCTGAGCTTCTCCCCCTCCACGGTTATCCACTCCCCGGGCGGCATCATAAAAAGCTCGGCCGGTCTGGTCCATTCTTTACCTGGATCCGGTTCGTCCGCGATTGCGGGCTTCACCAAGCTCGTCATCAAGATCAGACCAGCTATCAGCGTCGCGCAGCTCCTCATCACGTTCCTCCCGTTTGTCCGTTGCGTCTTGGCCCTGGCCGTTTAGATCCCTGAGTGCCTTGTCCGCCTTGTCTACTCGATCCCTGCCCTCCTCGTCCAACGCCTCAAGGTTCTTTATCCTCTCGGCATGGTGCTTGTCGTGCAGGTCTACAGCGGTGTCTACGACCTTGGATTCACTGGCCAAGCCCCTCTTGGCAAAAATGGAGACAACCACCAGCAGAACCAGTATGATCCCCACGAATACTGCAGAAATGATTTTTCCAAAAAGTGGCAGGCCCCTCCACCATGCGATGACTTTTTGGATCATTTTGAGACCCCACTTAGTCGTTCCGATTTTGAACCCAGAAACGCCTTGATCTTGTTTGGTGCCGCTGCCCTAAGAAGTCCATATGCCAAGGTCGAGAACGTTCCCAGGATCACCCCAAACACTATCGACTGAGACAAAACGGGCAACGGTCGGAGCCCTGGGATTATGGAAAGACCGGTTGCGATACATACCGGCAAAGCTCGTAACAACAGCTTCCAAGCCCTCTTCTCCTCTATCTCGTCAGGTATTAACTGACGAGCAAACCAGGTGATGGCACCCGCTCCGAAAAGAATCAGATACACGCTAATGTTCTTCACCACGTCATCCATGAGGTTGAATTGCATTTCCATAGTAACCCCTTTCTGTATTTCACCTAAGACAGAATAGCACGTAAAAACTGGAAAGGGAAATGTTGTGAACCTATTTACTAGGGAGATTTGCTGACTCAATAAGGTCCCGCTTGAGCACATATTTCTTGCCGTACCGCTCCAGAAAAGAAGTGCAGATACCGGCGAATTCCGCCCAGTTAATTTCTTTTGCCTTGGGATGGTGGTTCAGGGTTCCGATCCGGTATTCGTCCACATAGTCCAGGGATACCTGTATCACGGCAAACGATTGCTTGGCATCAAACACGGGTTCTATGCTCACCCAGGTTCTGATTCCTAGTTCCTTGGCCTTTTTAAGGTTGGCGATTCTCTCCATCGTGTCCGCCGCGTTGGGCTCCCAGTGTTTGAAATCGTCGGATAGATAAGTCAGGGTAGTAGCGAATTCATCCTTCTCACCCAGTAAATCAAAGTCCCGTTGACAAAGCATTCCCGCCTTGGATAGTATTGTCACGCCGATCCCATTGTCATGCAAGATCTTAATCCCCCCCCTGGTTGTTCTAAGATCTTCTTCCATTGCAGGATACGGGTCCGTCGTGAAAGACATTAATACCCGCACGTCGTCCCATCCCAGATCACTCATAAACCTGGCGTCCCTCTCCAATTTGCGAAGAATTCCATCTCGACGTTCAACACGAGAGAACTGACCTCGAGACATTCGTAGTTGCGACGGAGCAAAACAATAGGTGCACCCATGTTCACACCCCCTATACAGGGAGACGGCAAACTCAGCGTATTCCCTGGCTCTCCCCTTTGGTACATAGATAGCACCACGATTCTTCCACTGTTGTTCTCTTAATTTAGACATGACCCTACCTACTACCCCTGAAACGTGCTCGATCATATTCCCATTCCTCTTTGCTTAAATATCGACCGTCAATGGCCAGCGAAATGACGTGCATTACATCTGGACCCACAACTCCATTCTTTCTTATCCAGTGGAAATAGCCGGTTGGTATCTGCCGAAATGGCTTCCCAGCCTCCTTTCCAAAAGTAAGTGTCATGTCGTCGCCCACCCATCTGATCTTTCCCGCAAAATCCACTTGGTCAGGATCCCTTAGCTGTTCATATATTTCACACGGTGTTCGTGGCAAATCGTCGTACACCTCCATCTGACCCTTGAGCACGTCGATTGTAGCCTTCACATCTTCTAATGCCGAGTGAGCTTCGGTGTGTTCTTTTCCCGTGTATTTTCGAACAGCCGCTTCCAGATTCCTGGGCTCGCGCTGATGATAAATTTGCATCACATCGATAATGTCCACGGATAAATCCAAGGTGTAACCACAGCGTCCCAACTCAGACTGCAACATAGGAATGTCAAATCTAATTATGTTGTATCCACCAAGATCACACCCCTTGAAAGAGTCGTTAATAGCTGATGCCTTACTTCCAAACGATGGACAATTTTTCACATCTTCATCTGTGAACCCATGGACGGCCGTTGCCTCTGGAGGTATTGGAACACCTGGGTTGAACCTCATCCTTTTTGATTCATGGATCATGCCATCAGGTGTAAATTCGATAGCCGCCAACTCGATTATTCGATCCTTCTCCACATCGGTTCCGGTGGTCTCCAGATCGAAAAATATTATTGGTCTCTGTAATTTTAAAAACATCTTCTGTCTCCTGTTCCCCCTCTTGGGCTATTTGTAGTATTCAGCGTGACCGTTCTCAAGGAGTTCGGTGCCGAGGTCCATTCCCCCCACGTCAATGCTGGCTATCACCCTGCCATACTTCCCCTTCTTCCCATCCGTGATCACGACGATGCTAGCACCTGGACCCGCAAGTTGCTCAACAAACCCCTTGGCCTTGAGCCCCTTTTCTTTCTCCTCTCCCCTGGTTTCCCAGGCATCTACCACAGCAAGGCGAAGCCTCTGGTCGGTGAATATGTCAAACCCGAGATCCACCGTCACGTCGAAGGTATCACCATCCACGACACGTACCATGGTCGCAGGATACCGTCGAACCTCGGGCCAAGAATCGTCCCGTTGGCTCGATACTAGTACCGGAACCAGCAAGGCAGCCGCTAAAATCAGGATCCCAACACGGTTAATTATCTGCTCTCTGCGCATTTTTTCCTCCTTGCATACCTCATGGGCAGCTCTATTCCGATAGTTTGCCGACAAATATCCGGTGTGTACTCATCGATCACCCCGTCTATAATACCATTTTCATCCACAAAACAAAGACATGGAAACTCTCCCTCTTCGATATCGTGTGGTGGCATCAACCCTTCAAGCCTGTCTTCTCTTAGAGGCAAGTTGCACCCGAGGCAATGCCAGGTTCTGGTTAGGGGATCTCGGTCTCCAATAACAGGCTGTGCACATTCACATTCCGGTGGCCATTTCTTTCCAGCACAAATTGGACATTCATCAGGGATCTCTTCTCCGTGGCTGACATATATACAATGCTCTCCGGTCTTACAATTGAGTTTCAATCCACTCGGGAAAGGGCTGTCTTGGGGTGTTGTAAACTTTGTGAACAAACGAGAGTTTCTGTCATACCATGGTCCTGTCATTGGCCCTCCTTTTTCCTTTCTACAAACCGGTAATGCCCTGGACACACGTACAACGTGTCACCATCTTCTTTCTGTTCGAATCCGTCTGGTAGATCCCCAGTGTTCACAATGAAAGCGCACCTTGGGCATAGTGATTTGTCACAGGTGTGCCCCTGTTTCTCACCAGACAATGGGAATTGACATTGGATCCCGCCTTTTCTTCCACAGTAGGCGCATGGCTCCGATCTCTGTCTATCACATTGAAAGATCATCAAACCTCCTCCGACGTACCCCTTGCAAGGCATTACTCACCTCCCAAAACTATGATTTCGTGTTCCTTCCGCCTGTCAAAATAAGCTATCACTTCCTCTTTTTTAAACCGCCTGGTTACTATCTCACGAGTGTCCTTATAGATCCGCTCGAGCACCTCCTTGTTGAGCGTCCACGATATCATGCTGTCCACGTCTTCTTCTGGTGCCACGGCCCGATAGGCCGTCACCACCTTTGGAAGAGAACGCCACACTTTCCGGTCTTTCTTTTTCATCATATGCCAACGGCCACGCCTGTTGGTTGAGAATAACTTTTTCCATCCAGCTAAATCCTTCGTGCGCCCCCACTTGATCCAGCAAGTGGCTACCACCTGCCAGAAGGTACTATCGTCTTTTATCTGGTTGATCTTTTCGAACGTCTCTGGAGGTAAGCGTCGAGACGTGTCCACCTGGCAGAGCTCGGTCACTATTATTCTGTCATTGATGTTTGGCACCTATCTCTCCTACTTTTTCTGCAAGGAACAATTTAAATTCCTCCTCAAGACCATCAATCATGCCCATTGCAGCTTTCTCCGATAGATTTCCAAGTTCAGTTAACATGTTGAGCATCGACCAAGCCCCACCGTAAAAAGCATTTCTCATTTCCTTTAATTGTACAGGCGGTGCATCTTTCGGGATAACCTTTTCTTTGAAACTGTCCCATTCTGATTGCACTGTATTCATTTCAATCCCTCCATGATATGCGTTCAATAGTAGGTTTGACTCCCATTCCATTTAGAATTTTTCTAACTTGAGCACCATCCCATAAAAAAAAGGCGTACTCCGTACCATCTGTCTTCCCCATGCCAGTGTCGGAATAAAATGATGGTCGTTCTGCCAAGACAATCGTTTTGGCCGGGGGATAGTTTTCATAAAAATCGAACCTTTTCTGTGAGGCCCAAAATCCTAATCGAAGTAGCAAACAAACCACTCCCAAGGGAGAAACCAACTCCAACGATGTCACAACAAATTTCTCGGCAAGTGAAAACGGAGGGTTTCCACATATAATGTCATAGTATCCTGGCCGATACCACCTCCCTTTTTTCTTCAAGTAATCTGTCTCGAAGTACATCTGTGGAGGTAACTTCCCCTTTCCTGGCTCATTAATATCCACGCCCACAACCTCATTGACATGCAGGGAAACAGCGTGTTGAGCAAATCGAGCATCTGGACCACATCCGGGATCCAAAAATGTTAACCTGTTCGGTTTTACTGATAGCCAATTGTTGCACCGGGAAAAGCGATCCAGTGCTATCATTATACCCCGGTCCACAAGTGGCGTTGGGGTTGGATAGTGATCTGATGGTATCCTCTTTTCGTTCATTTATTAGGTTCCTTTTCTATTTAGGTGCTACGATCTGTTGTATTTTAGCTATTTCACAACGACATGCGGGACTTGCATTGCCGTCATATTCACAATCTCCATCGCCAACGCAGCCTTTTTTTTCTCTCCATTGAATACATAGATTCATAACGCCTGCCTTACACTCTGCTAGCTCGGTTTCGAGAGGTTTAAGTTGTCGATGAGTTTTATCCCAGTGACGCTGAGCTTCATCTAAATCTTTTCGTAAAATTATTTGCTCTTCAGCGATAGTTGCTCTGCTTTTTACTAACCGCTCACATTCCGCCTTACACTCTGCTAGCTCGGCTTCGAGTTTTTTTATTGCCTCGCGCTGTATAGCTCCCCAATCATCGGCATTTTTTACAATCCACTCACTATCTGTGCGGGTTATGTGTAGCCAATACCTCAACGCTTGTAAATCCAACGGCTTGCACTCATGAGCCCTTATAATAGTTATGTGCTGCTCACTCATCGGTTTTCTCCTCCAGTCATCGTATCCAAAAATCGCTACTAACCATATCTAAACATACCGGACACTCCCACCATACCGTTCCAACCATTCTATCTCCGTCCACCAGTTTTTTTATATTGATTGTCACATCTATCATATTTTCAAGCACTAATTGTCTTTCACAGTGTTCACATGTAACCTCACCGTAGTGTTGTAGATGCGATATTAAATCTCTAACCGTATCATTTCTAATGCTCATTTGGTTTTCTCCACTATTTCCAAAGCTTCTTTAATCCACTGTGGGGATAGCTTATCTTTATTAGATAGCTTTCCAGCTAGATAAGTCATAGCCTTAACTGCTATTAATTCCGATCTCTTGCACTCTGCTAGCTCGGCTTCTAGTTTGTCACGGTCACGGCGTAGTGCAGGAATACAGGGGGAATTACTCCTAAAACATGTTCTATTTTGGGGGTCATCCGTATTTCCAAAACCCCACCGGGAACATTCCTCACCACTACACATCGGCTCGCCATCTATGTATTTGGGTTTGATCTCACTCATCGGTTTTCTTTTTTTTACCTCTCAGTCTTTCCAATATCTCTTCGCCCCATCGTTGTGTATTGGCAACTGAAGACCATTCAGCAAATTTAGTTTTTAACATCTCGCCTTCTATTCCTTTAAAATCCGAAAGAGCTTGTTTGATGAAATCTTTTAGTGTTATTTTCAACCTCTCGTTTTTTCCCCGTGCCACTGCCAGCTCGGTTTCGAGGGATTCGCATTTGTTTCGATACCAATCCATGCTAGGGAAGTCTCCTATACAGGGGTTTCCATCTAAAAACTGCTTTGGTTTTCTATTTTCTTTACTTTCAGCTATAACTCTTTTCAATTCATCAAGGCGTTCTTCTTCTTGTCTTTTATCCTCGTCAGTTTTTCCCGTGCCCACTAAAAAGTCTTTGGGTTTACTCATCGGTTTTCTCCCTATGCCTCCCAAATGCCTAAAAGTTTATCTATTTTCTTTTCCAGCTCGACAAATTTATCAAATAGCGCGTCAACGTTTCCGAGTATTTCTGATACACCGTCAAACGTTGTTTCTGCCAGATCGCGTTCATACGTCCGCACCATTTCTGAGGTTTTTTCCCATGCGTCATTTTTACGCTGATTGAGCACCTCCCATCGGCGGCGATACGCTGCGCCAGTGACACATAAATTTGGAACTAATCGCCCTGCAATAGCGTCCCAAACATTACCATCATTGTATGATCCGCTTTGATTTTTGTAGTGCTCGAATAAAATCTCACACTCTTCAATTGCTATTTTGAGTTTTTTGTCATCGTCGTCTGTCCATTGATGATATTTTTTACTCATCGGTTTTCTCCTCGATATAATTCGAAAATCCTCTGCACTCTGAACACGCTTCGTGATTGTCGCAATTGGCACAGTCTGTACAGTCTAAATCTAACATTTTTATTAGTCCCTTTAACCGCTCATTTTCCCGCTTGCACTCTGCCAACTCGGCTTCTAGTTTGTCGCGGTCTCGACGCAATGCGGGAATGCAAAGCGAACCGGCTCTGCCCGCCCATGATATAGTGCATCCCTCGCCGTATACCGGAGCTGCCTCGCGTTTCCACGCAGGGCAATTCTCGCTGCATACCGGCTCACCGTCTACGTATTTCGGGTTTATTTTACTCATCTTATCCCTTCGTTTTTTGTGCAGTCTCGCCATTTGAAAGTATTTTATGATCCTCTTCTAATGCTTGTTTGTACTTGTCTCTATCTCGTTTAATGCCAGGAATACATGAACCATCACAACCCCAACAATGTGACTTTCTATCAAGAAAACCTTCTAGATTTCTCGGAAAACGCGGACAATCACCACTCTTATCGCTACACATAGGTTCCTCACCTTCATAATTTGGTTTGATTCGTTGTTTCATTTGTTAAATCCTTTGTTAACCTGACCATGACCGTGACCACGACCCTGACCACGACCCTGACCATAACCCTGACCATGACCATAACCCTGACCCTGACCATGACCATAACCAGGACCGCGACCCTGACTCTGACCGTGGCCCTGACCCTGACCCTGACCCCGACCATGACCCCGACCATGACCCCGACCATGACTCTACCCCTGACCCTGACCATGGCTGATATTTTTGTTTTCTACTACGCAGCATTAGAGCACCATCGGCGGCGACACACAAAATGACTCGATGCTCTGCAATGTCACATAATGATCGCCGGGCAGTTGTTGTCTATCAGACCATGATTTTTCATTCCATGGACCCGTGGCATATACAATGCCCGCATCGGATAACAAACAGCAAGTGTCATTCACACCGTACTGATACACGTCCGCCTCCCTTTAGCGATATCTCTATGCCCTTCCCTTTCAGGTTCTCAATACAGTTTTCTAAATATCGGTCGTTGTGTTCGGGGTAGATTGGCAGTCCGTTGTCTATTCTGGGAAACATCCAGGTGTCGACAATCAATTGAGAATACCTCCACTCCTCGCATCGTTTCCCTCTATAAAACGGGTACCACCATTTCCCCTCAATATTGTATCCCCTCTTTTTCATCTCAGAAAGAACTTTAATGTGATAATAACCAAGACACATCGGTGAATACTTAAATACATAATCGACAGTTGAATGTTTTCGACCCCACCCAAGCCCCCTCAGAGCACAGCACTCCCTGTGCTGTCCCAGTAGTTGAGCCCTCGGTAGAACGCTTATCAATTTTTCATGCCAGAGTCTCATACGGTGTCTTTTGGAATCTTGAAACCTTTTGGTAGATTGAATTCTATAGGGCCGAACCACAACTTAAAGTCACCCCACTCCAGCGCATATTCATAACCTGGGATCCATGGTTCGAGAAATGATTTCTCCTCGCCGTTTGCCCAATCCACATCCACAGGAACTACCCTTTCCTCTGGTATAAAATAACCAAGATAGATGCCCCGTGTTTGTGGAACTTGCTTCGTCCAGTCCATAATTTCTCCTGTTTAATTCAGGCTTAGATTCCCTTGTTTTTTCTCTGGCTCAGATAGTATGGAACCGTCCTCGATAATGATCCCTTCGTTTTTGTCTGTGGTAACCCTTTCCATCCATACCTGTGCGCCGGCAGCCGCACCCATTTCCAACACTATCTGTCGATTCTTTGGCCCCATAAGTGATCCGTTTCGGATCAGTATTACAGGCAGATCGGGATTAGTTCGCAGGGCGATTGCCGTTGAAACCCTGGTTTGTTCCGCGCTCGAGCACTCAGCGAAATCGATCCCCTTGTACGTCACGAAACCCTGCTCGTCAAAGGCCAATCCTTCTATTGGCATATCCACTGAAGCCATGCGTCTTTTTCTTTCTTCTAGGTTGGATTTTAGGGAGGCCGACAACTGCTCTGACCGTTCATTCAGGTTTTTTACACTGGTCTCCAACTTGGTCCACTCTCTGTTCTCGCGAACCTTTCGATTTGTGTCCTCGATGGTTTTCATAGCCTGGGTGATATTGTCTTCGGATTTGGGAACAAAGGCGTCTGCCTCCTGGCGGAGAGCTTGCCCTTTCTCCACGATCTTGTCTATCCGTTGCTCTGCCGATTCAACCTTCGCTTGAAGATCTGCTATCTGCTTTTTCCAATCTTCCACATCTCTGGTTAGCCGATCTCTCTCACCCCTTAAATCATTAAGTTCCTGCTGTCTCCGTTCCTGTTGCATGTTGTGTTGTTGTATTTCCCTGAGTTCAACCATGAGGTCCGCGGCCGACTTCTCTTCGTCTGGTATCCCAGGGTGAAACGGCATCGATTCCAGTTTCGCTTTCTGTTTCTGCAGATCTCGATTAACATCCGATCTGTCATTGTATTCCCGTTCATAATCGGTCTCCAGGTCGCTCATATCTAGCTTAATGAGTTTGCGAAGGTGTTCCGCCTGTTTGGTTTTGTCCATGCGCGAAAACTCTTCCGGGTCAAACGAAATACCGTGTGTGAGAGTATCCAAGGCTGTTTGCTGGGCGTTCTTAACCTTAACACCGTCTTTTCTGAGCTCCAAAACTGCCTTGCCATTCTCATTGATCTTGCGACGTATCTCCAAATTCTGGGTCTTGATCATTATCTCGGCGTCGGCTGCCCCCTTTCTCACAATCTGTTTAGGAAATGATCTCTTGCCCTCGAACGCATAGACTATCGAATCCAATATCGATGACTTTCCTTGTTCGTTATCACCTCCGATGACCACCATTTCACCTTCGGGTGTTATCCTGACCACCTTGAGCCGTTTCACATTTCTTGATTGAAATTCGATGATAGTTTGTGGACTATCTACCAGTTTTTCTGTCATATCCGTCTCCTTGTCTCAAAAAAAATCCCCTGTGTTTATGTGAGCCATAGTTTCCTGATCCTCCTCTGTCAGGCGACCACGGTCCCTTCTGTATTTCAACCACGCATCCACATTTAACATGGCGTCCTGCAAGAAGCAGGCTAGTACTTCCCACTTGCCGGCCAGTGCTAATGCTCTGGCTTTGATTTCGTTTTCATCCGCACACTTTTTACACAGTCTCACCACAAACAAATCTGACGGCTTTAAAGCCTTCCCTCCGTCATACCCGAAGTGGTGTAACTGTGTCCACGGCCTCACCATACACCTCGCGCACAGCTCATTTTTTCGGTGTCGGTGTAGAAACTTCATAAACTCTTTTGAACGAAACGGTTTGCATTTCTCTAGGCCCATGGCCCCTCCGTAAATGAAGCGGGGATCGTTACAGGCACGGGTTTGATGTTTGTAACGACCCCCGCTGTGCTGGGGATAAAAATTGAAATGATTGCCCTGTGCCTTTTATACCTATAAGCCTCTTTCGCTTCCGTGTCAACTGGTTTTCTTATTTTCCTGTGTTTTCTCAAAAAGACACGCCATGTGATGTTCGTTCTGCAGAATAAGCCTGGAGAAGGTTGCTTCCGTTTTCTCACTTGACCCGAGAACGATCCAGTGGCCATCATCGTCTTCAAATCCACGCATACAGGATCGACAAAGTTCCCGTCCCCTGATACGAACCGCCCTGGGTCTTTTGCCGCATATTTCACATTCAGACCGAACTATCCTCCCGTTCTCCAATACTGCCCTTCCCACCGGTAGCCACGCTGTTCGGCTCCGTTCTGATTCCGGCAAATCCACGGACGTCTTTATCACTCGTCCCTCATCTTCCAAGGTCAGCAATGTGTATCTCAGTGTCTTTTGGGAAACGTTTGTTAGTGTTTGAATGTCATCAATCGTAACAGCTCTTTTCTCTAGCAGGCATAGGGCAACGACTAATCGGAATAAACCCGTCTTCCTTGAATCCGTACCGTTGCCGCCCATACTGATCCTCAAATGTTAAAGGAGCTCGACCAGTGATAACGACGCCATCTTTTCTGCAAACTTTGCGAACTTTTCTGTTGGAGTGTACACAACCCCTCTGTACATTTTGAGAGAGCCAGATAGTACAGCCACAAGCTTTGCCGCCTTGCTGTCAGCGGGGATCCATTTGGTGCCATTGCACAACTGACATTTTCTCTTCGGTAATCGTTGGGCTAGCCGCTGGAGCCTCTCCCCTATGTCTTTCCATTTGGGATCCATTACCCCATGAGATCCAGATGTACAAGCGATTGCAACAACCCGGTGGTCTTGTCGTTCTTCCTCCCAGGCAAGACGAGCCACTGGAACGCTGTTACACCAGACCTCCAGGTGTTCTTGTGGCAAGTTTAGTTTCTCAGATTCTCCCATCCCTACTGCCTGCATCAGATTTGCCAGGTCCCCTGTCGAGATCTCTGTCACACCGTCTATCATGGTAACGGGGTCACCTCGGTTGCCGTGGTAGTTCCGCCTCCAGCTATGTAGTCTTCTCGAAGCTGGTTGTACTGCCCGATCAGTTCGTTCAGTTTGCTGTAGATCGCACCGATATTACCCACTCCCGCACCGTCCATCCACGTTGCTATGCCTTCCACTAATATCTGAAGAGATTTGGCATCCCCCCACGCCGAGCCAGTGTCAAGTTCCTGTCCCCTGTATTCAACCTTTTCCCCAGGGGTACGAAGACCAACCGAACCAGGGATGTCCCGGACATCCGCTATGGCCATGATCGCGTCCCTTATATCTGTGAACGTGCTCACCTAGTCCTCCATGCATCGGTCGTGATAGGCTTTTCCCTCGAAGATTACCAGTTCGTCTTCTTGTATCTTTTCAAAACACGCATTGCATTTGGATACATCCATTTCGTGTTCTACAAGTATGGAAGGAACAACAAACCTTTCACCTATATCCACTTGCTTTCCGTCGTGAAGCACACCTATTAAACGACGCATGATACAATCGTCACCGGTACCAGGGTCTTTCACTCTCAGCAACTGGACTTGAATTTTTTGGATATCGTAGAGTTCGTTATTAACTACTTCGATGTCTGGGTATTCTTCACGGCCCATTAGAACGTCACCGGCTTCCAAATCAGGAGAGAAAGCCCACGGCGCCGACGGGTCAGTTAGCAAATCTACAAGAGGTCGCTCGTTCATCTTTTTGGTCTTCGCCTGGTTGCTACTCCTACCCTCGCAATGGGGGTTCTCTTAATGTCCGACGGTTTTGGACCTTTGGCGTGTACGTAGGCCACAAGCGTGGCCGCAAGTACTTTCCTGTCCGCAACCAATGAAGGGGTAGACCTAACCTCCAGACCCATCTTTTCGATCTCCTGTAGAACGTGCTGTTTAACACGCCCCAGATAGGCGGCGTCTTTTTCTGCTATCTCCTTCTGAATGTCTTTGCCTGCCCTTTTTGTTTTCACAACAGAGACATTCCTTTCGGGAAGAAGAATATCTTCGAGCCTCTCCGGTTGTGGCCTTGGTTTTGATTTGTCCAACCACGGCAACACCTTAAAAATCGCACATACTTCTGCCATTTTAGCCTCCCATAAAACGGTTCACCCGAACCTCTTCCGGGTCATAACCATCACATTTGACTTTTGATTGGTACCAGTCCCCCCAGTGAGGGCACCGGTCATGTTCTTCATCTCCATAGCCCACCGAGCATTTCCCCCTGGGTGTGACCATGGCACACCTTCTTATTTTTCTATCTGGTTGAATACTGTCCAGAAACTCTCGATCCGCCATCGATAGGATCACACCGCGTTCAGAAAGACCCTTGAGTTTTCTCAGATACTTAAACTGAGTATTTGTGAGCTTAAGTTTCCCTTCTCCTGCCTCGTCTAAACGTTGGTTTATAACGTCTAGAAGGATGTGCTCTCCGCTCATATTTCCCCCTTTTTAGCACCCATGTAACGAGCCCAACGAGTAACTTTTTTGTCGTACCATTTTGCGTATTTCCCGGTTCTCCATGTACCCCATGGTCTGTCCGTATTATTCACTCTAGCACGACGACGCAGTTCACGCACGTTCCAATCGAAATGAATATCCATGGTGAACATTTTGTCAAAGGAAATCGACGGTGTATCCCGATCCCAATAAATAGATCGACAGAACCCCTCTTCGTTGCACTTCCAAAGTTCCTGCATCGGACCACAATCGAACCCGGTTCTCTGGTAACTGGCAAGCACCTTTGGCTTGAATAACCAGGGTCTGAGCTCTTTTATGCTGTGGGAAATCGCACCACCACGTTTCTTCTTCATGGCCTTCTCTTCGTAGGCCCACTCCCGGAGCCATTCACCAAGGGCGCACTTATCAAACCCGGATTCATTGGCCACGGTACCGGCAATGCCCCATGGATTCATGGTGAATTCATCGTCCGAATATTCGTTTGCCAGTTCCACTATTCGATACGCCCATATCAATGCGGCTTCTTTTTGCTCCTCATCGTGTTTGTATTGAACTCCACACTCCCACCATCCGTGATGAAAAGTCTCCTTCCATTTTGGTATGCCCCTAGCCATCCTCAATATAACGTCTCCCTGTTCGGCGTTGGGAAATTGTTTAAATACCGAGTTGACAGCTTCGGGGTCCTGGGTTTGTTTAACTGGTTGGTTTCGTGTCTCTTGCTGTTCTGTTTGTTCTACTTCGACCTTCTCTTTCTCAGGTACCGTCGAGCACCCGACGAGCAACATCAGAAGCACTGTGATCAGATTTCTCAAAACGAACTCTCTTTCTAAGCCCTGTGAAAGTATCCAAATGTGTAACTAGGGTTCCATTCCTTTGGAACCGGGTTTCCTTTCTTCTTTTTACCTGTGTAAAAGGCTGGTCCACCGTCTGTGGCGCCAAGTTCGTCCATCCACGGCATTACGATCTTTTTGTAGATTTCACTTCCTGGATCAGCCACACGAGAAGGAGCACTTTGTCTGTGGACGTTTACAAACTTCCACGTCGCCCGGTTGAGCTTGAACTCACTTTTGAGCATGTAAAATACAGTCTCGAGCCCCTCCATCTGACCGGCTGTCAAACTGTGTGGTCCACCACCACCTTTCCAAAGGGTTCTCATGTCCCCTTCGATACCTGGGAAGTTCCCCGCTATCTCGATGCCTATGCGGTGCTGGCTCAACCCCTGGGCGTGCCAAATCATATCCGTATAGTCGTTGACGAGTACCACACGTCCTTCCCTGGTCACTCCGATGTGAGCGTTGAGACGTTGCCACTTCTCCGGGTCCTTGGGCATCGCACAGCCTGTTTGATGGATAACCACGCCGTCGATATCGCTCCAGTCCCGTGGACGTGCATACAGTTTGGGACGTTCATGCTGACCCCTAATATCGACAATCAAGGCGTCATCGTCTTCCTGGTCAAAACCCTCGTAGTCGTAGTCCAGAGCCTCTAGTATTTTGTCCCAGGTCTTTTTCCCGCAGATACCGTCCGGCTCTAATCCAAAGTGATTCTGTATAGCAATGACTGCGTTTTCGGTATCTCCCCCAAAGATCCCGTCATTAGGTCCGTAATCGAACCCGAGCAGATCCCCAAACTCTTGAAGTCGTTTTACACCTGGTCCGTGCATGTACGGCCTGGTCAACTTCAGTGTTGCGAACTCTTCCATGTCCTATCTCCTTTCTTTGGAAATAATGGTAACCTATTCGGTGCAATATTTACAAATGTTAGGTTTTTTTAATGATCTCCGGTCTTTTAGCCCTTAGTAAATTGGAAACCGCCTGGGTTCTCATGTCTGTACGCACCTTTAGAAGTTCAGCATACTGGGTTACGAGACCGCGATCAACGGGTGGATCAGGGGGGCGACGAACTTTCTGTATCTCGGTTTTGAAGGCTTCAATTATTTCATCGATAGCCGATAATTCTTCTCTGATTAACTGCTCTGCCCTCTTTTTTACATTCTCCCACATACGCTTCTCAACCTCTGCAGCCAGGGCGGACATGGTTTTTTTCTGTCCCTGTTGTCCACACACCGGGCATACTGTAGCCATTGGCAAGCCTCCGACCCATTCTTCCGCACTACACTTTTCACATTTTGGAGGTGGTTCATCTTCTGAGAACTTTACCTGCTTACACTGGGAACATTGCCAGTATCCCCCCCTTGAATCTTCTTCGTTGGGCGGAAACATACCAGGAGGCTTAGATAGTGGGCGCGGTGTTTGTGGTAACTCTTTTGTATTTCCTTTTTCGTAGCCCTCTGTGATCTCGCGTACATTTCTTGTTCCGCATCTACAGCAGACGATAATGTCTCCCTGGTTCTCACAACTAGGGCAAAAAACGTGGTTACAGAACTTACAAATATCTTTTTGCATAACTACTCCTTCAACTTCAATCGTGACGTTGCTATTTCTGGTGGATCCCAGTCAACTTCCCCAGGTGGTACTATTTCCGAGATCTCTATCTGTGGTGAATGGATATCGTTCATCAAGGATATGTATTCGTTTTCTATAGCCAGTTCGATTTCTGATTCCATCCACAGGTAAAAAACGGGTCTACTGTCTCCCTTTGTTAGGGATCTCGAATCACCACGAATCCGAAGCAAAAAACCACCTTTGTTATTCCACCTTTGCTTGGCTCGTTCAAAAGCATCCGATTCAAACACGGAAAAGTTCTCCCGTTCCTGTTTGTTACGGTGACATTCTACCAGGTACCGAGACCCTGCAACCAATATGGACTCGTAAAGGCGCTCATTATCCATCACCACCGCTTTGCCGTGGCCCTGCTTCTGCTCCTCTAACCACTGATCCCGGATCCGTTGACGGATTCTAGATTCATGTTTTGGTGTAAATTTTTTGCTCGAGCCCGCAGCCTCCTCTCTTGCTTCCAACACTGCCTTGTCCTGTTCGACAATACAGGCTGTCACACTCTCGTCAGTGTTGGCCATGTAGTACCTGGCGAGCTCTAGCAACGCAGGTCCCTTCCATGAGCGTGTTCGGAATTCCGGTTTTTTTCCATGGATCACCCTGGCGTGAGCCAAGGCGAACTCAACCGTGTCCTTGTCCCGTCCATCCATATCGAATCTAAATTGTCCCCCCATGGCTAGTCCTCCGTCTGAGAGTAAGCAGACTCCTCATTTATGTTGCCCCGGTAAGGATCCTCCCCCCTGAGCCATGCCACGAGTGCACTGCAACCATAAAACAGGATCCAACCAATACCCCACATGACCAAGTGGAACCACCACACCGGCTCATAGCCCCGAAGCAGATTTTCCGCTATAAAGGCTAGGTTTATAATCAAAGCGTACATCATGGCCGTCTCTGCTTGCTCTGTGTGGATATGTTCATGCTCCTCTGTGTCAGTATCGATACCCTTGCCACCAGACCGGCCCGGGCCCAAAAAACCACCATGACAAAATGATGTCCCTCCCCACGTTTCCCACCTGCCCAAAATGGGTTGCTGCTCGACCGGGATCTCCACAGGTTTGCCGTTCTTTTTCTTTCGGTACCAGGTACGGGTCGGCCAGGAGTTGTGCTTGAACTCAAACCACACTCCCTCTTCCCAACGTAGTTTCGTCCCCCAGAATAACCACATGAGAAGCATGATTAACCAAACCACCAAGTCCCAAGCCAACGAACACACGTAGACCAGGAAATATCGAATCGGTCTCTTTTGCATTGGTCACCTTCCTTTAATAATCGGCAACAGCCTTGTCCCCTACCCACATTCTCCTCGGGTCACAGGAACACCACCTGACACCGCAGGGGCCGTTGCTCTGTTTTGCTGTTTCTATTCTCACCCTGGTCGGGTCACAATTCGGGTTCGTTCCCTCTTTATCGTAGTGTGACGGATAGTGGGACAAGTAGATTGTCTTCCCCGCCTGCTCGAGAGCTCCAGTTTCTTTGAGTTCCTCTTCTGTGGGTGGATTGGGAACAACCCCTGGAGACAGGTTTTTGGGTCGTTTTATCTGGCTAATAATAATCATGGCAACGCCTAGAACCCTAGCCACCTCCGTGAGACCCTCCACCGAATTCGAGAATCGGTCGTACCGGTCAGCCCCCTTGTCTCTCATTAGCTGTAAATAATCGACTATGATCCAGTCGAGACCGTGGCGTTCCTTGTGCACAGCAGCCTTGTGATAAATCCATTCCGACGACACCCGTGTCTTGTCATAACACCAAATAGGAAGCGTGGACAGTTGGTTTGCCCCTTCGATCAACCTGGGCCAATCCTCTGCAGCCATCTTGTTGTCTTCGATTTTGCCCAAATCCACCATGGAAGCAGACGCCAACGCTCTGGCCCAAAGTGTGTCTTCCTCGTCTTCTAAATTAAAAACCAAACCCCGGTGTTTCTGTCTCCCCATATTAATGGACGCATTTAAGGCAATCATGGATTTCAAATTGGACGGACGTCCACCAATGATCGTCGGGATCTTCTTGCGGACCCGTAGTCCACCAAACCCAAAATTTAAATATTCAACCGCTGTTTCTCCCTTTTCCGCGCGGCAAAAGATATTCTTTATTCCCTGGGCAATGTGAGTGGGACCACCGTCTTCCATAACAGATTGAGCTGCCACCTCAATAATCGATGACCTACTTTCCGCTATAAAATCTTCTGTGGATTCAAAACTTCCACCTAGCCCCTTAGCGGCTATCTCCTGGGCCGTGTAAATAAGAGCTCGCAGGCTAGCCTTCTCTCGAACGATCCTTGCGTAGTACTCAACATTAGCCATGGTAGCCACGGCATCTGTGATTCGAGCCAGGGACACTGCCCCACCTATTTTCTCAAGATCGCCCTTGTCACTTAGATACTGACCGAGTGTCACATGGTCGATAGGGGATCCGGTACCGTGTAGTTCCTTAATTGCCTCATAGATCCTTCGGTTGGCTTCAGCATAAAAGTCCTCTGTTGAAAGAGAAGATAATACTTGGTTCAGGCAATCGTTATTTAAGAGAATGGACCCTATTACTGCTGTCTCAGCCTCCTGGCTGTAAGGTGGAACCCTGCCCTCCACCCTGGGCCTATGATTTTTACTCGCCACCACCAGCCTCCTTCAACTCTTGTTCATATTCTTCCAGATCTTTTTGCCATTGTAAAATCATACTACCAGGAACGGATCCGTCCTCGGATGCCGTCTCAACGCACTCTTCAATGGTCTTACCGGCTTCTTTAAACAAACCAACGAAACGCTGTCTGCCACTCTTGGACTTGAAGATGTCAACACCCTGGTTGACCTTCTCTCCGTTCTTGGATTCCAACTGGAACTCTTTCCCACCCATCATTGCATTTCTACACCACAGACGGAAGTGTCCCCATTCCTTCCCCGGTACCACCTTCTTCTGGTTTCCCTCATAGGTCTTTCCCATCTCTGTAAACAGAGCCGGCAGGTCCAGATGTTTCCCAAACTCCGAGTTGAGACGAACCGCCCAATCGTCACATTGAAACTGTCCCAGGTGGGCAAAATATGTGTACAGTATGTCCCCGAGCTTTCGACTGATCGGTTTCAAACTGGATCTATCATAGTTACTCTCTGGAACCGTTACAATTTGTTCTTGTTTTACAGTTATGTCATTATTATTTGATATATATCTATCGGACTTGGAATTGGACTGGGACTGGGAATACGTTTCCAGATCGTTGACGGGAACGTTCCCCGTAACATTCCCGGGAACATTGCCAGGTTCTTGGCCAAACGTTATCACAAACGCCTCCATAAACTTGTCCCCCTTGCTGTCTACCCAATTCTTAACAGATTGATAACACTTAACTTTTAGCATGGAATCGGGTATTTTGACGAAGTCTTTACCTATCGCCATTAGCCCATTGGGGTTCATTGGTGCGTTGCGTTTCAGATAGTTTGGCAGGAACAATACCCTGTAATATTCGTCGTATTCAAAGAAGCCAGCCTTTAAACATTGCTGAAAACCTTCCTTGAACGTTTCCTCCAACATTCGAGACTCTTCCACCATCGCTCCGATTCCGGCTTTGAAACACCCGAGACCGTTGCCCAGGGTGGTGGTGAGTGTATAGAAATAAACCAGTTTGCCACTGTCGGACAAATCCCAGAACCGTTCTTCATCCCAGATCTCGCGATAAACGCACGTGAATGGTGGTCTCATCTGCGTTTCCTTTTAGTTGAGTAGTCTTCATCGTCTCACTTAACACCTGCCCTTGATAGACCGCTACAAACTTTTCACGCGGGGGAGAAGACCCGGTCTGTAGCAGCCCATGAAGGACAGGTGCCCCCGGTGTAATCTACACTAGACTAGCACCTGTACTTCATCAAGCCTAAAAATCCCTGCTTTTCGATATCTCCGTGTTTTGATTACTGGTATTTTTGGGAATCCCAGGTAACCCAGCAGGTTCAGGCTCATTCTCAGGTTCGGGTTTTGTTATCGGTTCCTGTATATGTGGCGCCGGTTCTTCTTTGGGTTTCTGGGCAGCTTCCGCAGACATGGCCATGGTCAATTCAGCGTCTGACATCTCCCCTGCTCCGTCAAAATCCTCGTCGTCTCCTATCACTGGGTCGATATCGATAATCATGCCCTCGTCACCAGATAGTTCCGCTGCTACCCCCTGGTCATCGGACACTATTGCGGTTCTGAGCTCGTCTGACATTGGAGCCGTGGCTAGTGCTTGCTTGTATGCCGTCTTGCGCCACATCTCGGCGTCCCATTGGTTCTCTGCCGCTCTCGGGTTGGTTGAGTGGGTAACCCCCTGTCTGGCCCTGTCCACGTCGAACTGGTAAACCACCTTCGGTATGAGTCCCCCATGGATAGTTTCCACAACTGCCCAGGCCGCCATTAGCTTGCCCCGATCCGGCTTGGGTGCTTTCTTGTGCCTGAGCTTAACATAAAGCCCGTCCTCGTACTCAAACTCGTCCTCGGTGTACACGTAGTCCCCCCGGATTGCTTTCACCTGTCCCGAGTTGTACGCAAGCACAGCTAGCCCTCTCCACATGGGTTCGAAGTTGGCCATCCAGACGTTCTTTACCCTGCGAGGGACAATGGCCGCCACCTGGCCGTCTGGTGCCAGCCCCACCTTGGCCGACCTGATCACTGCCGTAATGAAAGAAGCCTGACCGGTGGACGTTGTAAAGATCTTGGCCATGTCTTTGGGCTTGTTTCTCACAGCCTCAAACACAATACCCTTGATCCTGTCAATATCGATACTGGCCGGAAGTACTGACTTCATACTGTTCTCGTACTTCTTTAAAATAGACTTGGTTGTGCTGAATACCTGGATCCCTCCACTGTGTGAATCGTTCATGTCTTCTCCTTTAGCTTCTACCCGGTGGGTAGTGTCTCACTTCCAGGAACGGTTTCCCGTCCCGCATATATTTGTCAAAATCCAAATCTGGATAATCAGCCTTCACAGACCTTTTGTCCAGAGACCTTCTAGTTGCGTATCGAACCAGGAACCTATGCCCGTCCACCTTGATCTTCTCGAGCCCGACAGCCTGTGCACTGTCTGCTATCATTGTCTTTGCCGCGTCGAGATCTATCTCCGCAGCCTTGATCGTATTTTTAGACTTCACAAACCTCCGAACGGTTTCAGACCATGCCCTCCCTGCCACGACAGTGTAATCTGCTTGCTTTAAAGGGTTAACCGGTGGCACTGGTACCGGCTTGTCCCAATCGTCCTGAGAAAAGGGCTCGTCCCCTTCTATATGGCGTGTCCAAAAATCCACACAACGCTTCTCAAGAGCCTCTATCTTCATGGCCTCCCTGGGAAACTGGTACACGTACGAACGACATTCCACACAATCATACAGAATAAACCTAGCCCCAGGTGCTTCGGGATAACACGCCAGTTGCATGGTCATCTGCCAGATGAACTTTTCGTAGGGACCTTCCTCTAATTGCTTCCTTAGAACATGGGGTCTGGGACACTTTGCCTCGGCTATCCATCCGTCTTCAAATACCCCGTCCGGCATTGCTCCCATGAATTTATGCTTGGGATGCCGGCGAGAGAACCGTCTAATGCCGTCGTCCTTGTCTTTGGCAAAATCGATTCCTATCTCTAGATCCTCGGATGCAAAACGCAGAGCAAAGGGCTCGTATAGATTGCCACGGCGTATGTCATCGGATTCGTACTCAACGTGCTCGTCACTGTCGGAATCATAACTGGAAACAGGTTCAAACCCTACCCCCTTTTTCAACTCCAAAAATAGGTCAAAGGCGATCTTGCCATCGTACCCCTCGCACCCCATTAACACGCAACACTCTGAAGCACGGATCTGTCCCGCACGTTCCTGTCGAAATAATTCTGTGGACATGTGTTTCTCCGGTTACCCTCTGATTCGTAGAGCCCTCAACCTTTTCCGTTTTTCTTTTTTGGTTAAGGTGGTGTCGTAAAAAACCTCAAAGGCTTTATTCACCTTCTCTTCCTGTTCAGGGGTTAATGTCTTTCTTTTTTTGTTTGACAATGTCTTCTGCTCTCTCCCCTTCTGCTACCCCGCCTTTGGTATCATTATTTTTCCGAACTCTTCATGTGTGACCGGTATAATCAGGTCAACCGGATCCACCTGTAGAGCATACGCTATTCTTGCCAACGTTTTCATGGTTGGGTTGTTCTGTTTCAACGTCGGTGACCACCAGCTTGTTGCCACGCCTATCCTGTTAGTTACGTCCGAGATAAACTGATCCCTTTCCTTGAGAATCATGCGTACTCTGGCTGTGACATTTGGTTTCACCTGCTTACCGTTCTCGTCATAAACCAGATACAACGCACGATCCTTTGAATCTTCCGATATTAGGTAGGCAACAGAAACACCTAGTTTTTCTGCTATGTCGCAGACGTTGGACAACCTGGGGTTGTTCTTGCTCAGAAAGTATCTCATGGTGTTTTCGTGAACACCAAGAGATCGAGAAAACTCGCTCACAGCCATTGCCTTGTCCACCCTTATCTGGTCCACTTTTTTTGCTACATCTATTGTCCTAATCTCCATACAGTTACCTCCCCGGACTGATACTCACACGGCACGTGGCTGACAACCGTCAACCCAAAACAACCAGCTTATTTATATTTTACACATTTTTTGCGAAGAATCAATACGCAAAACACACTTTTTTTATTTTCTTTGAATTATGGGTTTTAAAATCTCACCGGCATTTTGTGGTGCATTTTGAACGGTGGCTCCTATTACTATGCCGGCTCCAACGAATCCAGCCCCAAGAATAATAAATCCAATTATCATCCACTTCAAAAGCCCCTTTGAAATATTGAAATTACTTTGTGATAGAGGTTCTCTGGCTAGCAAAGGTACTATTTGAGAATCATCTGGTCGTACAATTTTTGTGTCCGAATCAGAGGTTATTGCCTTATTGCGAGCACGTTCCCTGGCTATACATTCCTCCGCATGCTCTTTTATACCCTTATTAAAGGTTTCGGGGATCTCAGATATTGTTTTCTTCAAGGTGTTAATATCATGCCAAGATGATTTCACCGATTGCTCTGTCTTTGCTTGCGCAATACTTAGATCCCGGACATTTTTGTCTACAGAAACAAGGGTTGCGGCCATGGTGTCCATCTTCGTTCCCAGAGTGGCAAGGGTTACCTTTTCTTCGCTGCTGTCTCTCGTCATGCTATAAAAGCCCCTGTCATCGGCCATTGCCAAACCCTTCCTGCCCCCATATTCTAACTAATTTATGATCAACCCAGTTCCCATCTGAACCGACACAACTTGCTGGTCTCCGATACTGGGCGTCATCCAAATACCAGGCCCCCAGGCAAGAACCAAACCTGTATTAGTCGAATTGCCGGTAGTGGTTGGAGCCTCCACGAAGAATCTGGGTTCAAATATATCCTGTGATGCTCCTTGAATTTGGCTCAAATGTACAGGAATTAAACACTGCTTAGAGGGACCAGAATCGGCGTTGCCGGTGTAATACCCCACACACTTAAACCACAGATAGTGACCATCAAATGTCACCCTAACTGGTACTTCCCCTTCTCGAAGATTTTGAAGTGTTAGTTGTAACCCATCTATGTCACCGACGGTGTCCCGGACATACACATTGGCATCAGGTGTTGCTGTTCCTGTATCCAATGGACACACCACAAATCGACCAGGTGTTGCTATACTACGACATTTCAACCCGGCCCCGTTTAAGAGTGTGGTTCCAACGCCGGGAGCTCCACAGGTCAACGTTGCTGCGACCAGATAGCAGTTATTCCCTAATAATTGATCAACCGTGAACCATATACGGCTTTCCGTGACGCTGAATCCACCGCAAGGCGTATAACCGGCAGTGCTCCAGTCTCCCGAACCGCTCTGGATGTTTGTCCCATCTACATTCAACCTGGCCAGAGGTGTACCATCCGCGGCCTCACCACCAAAACACATCCAGACGTAGTTTGCGTCTGCCTGCATATTAGACCTTTTGTATGGTGCCGAGCCACAGTCAAACCCGGTCAGATCGTAGGTCCATTCCCACTCACCGCGGCGTTTCATATTGAGACAGACCAGATAAGCATCGGTTCCAGCGCCATCGTCGTCTACAAGAATGAACAACTTTTCACCATTACAAGCAAGAGCAGCGACGTTGTCACCGGATGGTAACGGTGTTCCCACCGCGTCCACAACTATAGGAACGGTTTGCTCATTTATGTCTTCGTCGTCGTCCTCAATCCACAACTGCTGAATTGAGTTATCATCGTAACCCGAAACATAGATACAGGGACGCTGGTTCTTCTGGCCGCCCAGGTTGTAGACGATACCTTTGCACATGTCGTTGACATTTGTGGCCCCGACTGTCTCCTGGAACTCGTAGGCTAACGACTGGATCACAGAATCGGAACCCTTCTTTACAATCAAGTCCTCAAGCGGCAGGTTAGGGTATGTACCTCCAAGCAGACTTGTTACGTGCATTGGACCGTTCACAGTTAGTGGAGCATCAAAGTTCCACCTCTCTGTTATTCTCTCACGTTGATCCACCTTGGCACGGGCGTTTATCGCAACAAAAGCCTTTTCGAGTTCAGTTTGAACCTCACTGGTTGCCAGGTTTTCCGGATCCCCTTCTTGACCATTATAGTAGAATTCGGCGGCTACATAGGAACCACCCACATCTACACCAGCCCCCGGTGTCCATGTGCCAGTAACATCCCTGACCCGGATATGGTTGTCGCTTAGATACTCCGCAACAACACACTGGCCGTCGTCCTCGTTGGTTAGGGTTGTTCCCACAGCTTGAAATGAGACGTCGTCGAAATACATCAACACCGTCGTATCTGCCGCGGTCGTAATAGCAGTTGCCGGGTGATTTGGAGCCCCTCCAGCAATATGACCGTCAATATCATCGGCTAAAGAGTTATGCTGGTCTTGTACAGATCCAGCGGCTAGATCGGCATATCCCCCGGACGTAGTATGAGCAGCAGCCCCTACCCTGTCCGCACCTGCTGTTGCTGCAAGATCGGATACTATTTCATTTATGGCGCCAGCCACCACTGTAGACGCAATTGAAGATCCGTCATGCCAATTGGACGTTGATGTGAATGTGGCGTTACCGGCAGCCACGTCATCCAACCAGACGAACAATTCCTCAATAGCTTCCGATGGAATACCGTGTACAAAATCACCAAGCTCGGCCCCGGTCATGCGTACCCAGTCTTCACGGAGGTAGCTAGCCGTGTCGTATTCAATGTCCGCTGTCAATATCTGTGTCTGATTGTACACCAGACGGACATTGGCCAACCGAATCATGCCGGTGGGTGTCGTGGGTGGCAATGCGGAGCCAATGGTGGCTTCGGTTCCCTGGTACACCTTAATGTCAAAGGACTCTAGCTGTTGTGTCCATACCGGTACACCATTGCCATCTATCTTTTGCTCGGTGAGTTCTCGATCAAACTCGGCAAATATGCCTAGATATTTTTCGTTCCCACCTGTGGAAACATCCGTAGTCACCCCGAGGTAGTCTACCGAACAATCCACATTTTGTTCCGATCCCCAATACACCCGCCTGCCATCTGGATCTGTGGCATAGATCGCAGCAGCCTTAACAGCCATGGACGGTGCCGCTGTGGGGGTTACTTCTCCACCCCTGTGGATGGCTCCCCTGGGATCCCCCGATCCGTTTAACGGATTGAGAATGTCTTGTCGAATCGCCAGATCAGCTTCTTCAACCCAGCCAAAGACCAGGTCCAAAAAAGCCTCTGTGACTAACTGCTCGAAATAAAAATCTGGCATATGCATTTTGTATAGCCTCCTAGCCGATCACAGTGTCTACGCCGAGAGTAGAGCCTCCCAGTTTCCAGCGGTCACTTGCCTCGTAGACCTTCGTGGGTCTGATTGTCCCGACAAATTCACTTGCCGCTTTCATATATTTGGCGATCCTCCGAATCAATATGATCTGCTCTTCTGACGGTATCACATCGCCATAAACTAGATCAAATGTTCGGAGGGATTTGGGATCCCCTGGGGCCAGCCGACAACCTCCTGAACTCGAATGTAAACTGGTATCGAATCCGAACTCGGTGTTTGCGGTGCCCCCTGTTACCTGTATTGCTCCCCCTGGTCCGTAGTATTCAGAATAGATGATCATTTTAGGGCCCGAACCATCATCCGACGGTTCCGCCCCGCCACCATCCAATTGCGCGTCGATGATTGCTACGACCTCCAACGTGGTAGCCACGGAAGGATCGTCAAAATCGTCCTCGTCTAAGACTATGGTCTGCTCATCCCCCTCATTTACTTCGACGGTCAACGAACCCCCACCCGTCAAGTCGTACGGTCCCGGGTTGGCACAGCGTACCATGGCCGGATCACTGTCTCCCAGTGTGTCCAATCCAAGTCTCCAACCGTTTTCAATATGTGGTTCCACCTGTACAGGTACGGTCAGTAGCAAGTAGACGACCGATTCTATACCGGGTCCGAGCCCCTTGGAAGCGTAAATTTCCGGCAACAGATCCAGCAGTTTCCTTTTTTCAGATTCATCAAGATCCAACTCCGCCCAGTCAAACGGGTTGCCCATATCCGCCAGGGCCAACTCCAAGAGCTCTGCCGGTATGTCATCAGCAGAAAAGTAATTCCAGAGTTCATCATAGTCGTCTACTGTCTGGTCCAAGTATTCCTGCCAGATGTTGACGATTGCTCTCATGACCTGATCTTCGTCGTGATCCCATATAACCTGCGGAAGTGTTATCTCGGTGTCGCGCCTATCCGGCCAGTCCGGTTTGAATCCAATAAAATCATGAACCAGGGTGGTTGAATCTATCACGTTCCCGGATGTGTCGGTAATATCTCCATCTATGCGAAGTTTATACGGCGCATTATGAGTCATAGGCCATTGGGTAGTCAATTCAACTACCGAGGTCGAATCTTCTTCGAATGCTGCCGATTCTATTTCTAAATTTACAGCCGGATTGGGGTAGACGTTATGACGGGTGACACTATAGTTGGCTGCGTCCAGAACCCCTTTGTACGCCCCCACAGCCTCCAAATCGGGGAAGCCGAGTATGGTAGCACCATTTCCTCCGACCACCTGCAGGGTGGCATTGTCCCCGCTCAGGGACGTAGACAAAGTCACCAGGCTCCCGTCATCCTCGGCTGTTACTCCTTCTAGCAAGGCAGATAGGGAAAATGACACCTCTTCGGGGAGCACGTCGGTACCGGAAACCATGGTGTCGTCAATGGACACTGTCTGCTGAACTCCGTTGACCACCACCTGAAATTCCCAGGGTAACGAACTCGAGGCTGGCCATGAAGCAGCAGGTACCGTTGAAACCACACTGGCTTCACCGTCTTCCGTTAATGGAGCCATGGACTCAGAATAGGTCACCCGGATAGTTTGGCGCCCTATGGCTTCTACTAAGAGCGCCTGCGGTGCCGTCTCGTCCAAAATGGTAAAAGAGAACGATTCGGATGCTTCTGCTACGCCTCCCAGGTTACCAGTTCCCCACCCACCGGTCCCCCATGAAAACTCTGCCCAGCCCTCTGTCGGAAGCTCCCTGGTCGCTGCTATTCGAACTTGGACAGTGGAGCTGTCTGGAAAAACATCTTCACCGGGTATGCAAGCAACCTCACGGTAGGTATACAAAGACCCCCCCCCGCTGTCGGTCACGGTGCTAGACACATCCCATGGAGCGGCAAAAGTTCCATCTTCGTAGATGGTTTCCCAACCAGAACCGCGGTTTATCTGTATCAGAATCGAGAGTGTTGACAGATCGGCAGTGGCCGGATCCTCTTTGGGAAGAACAGCACGAAGGACCAAGCTTTCGTCCTTCTCGACGTTCTCTTCATCGATACCCGGATTCATCACCACTAGCCACAAAGTGGCATCGGTGAACTCCTCCAAAATGGAGTCAAGCTGGGCATATGGTACTAGAACGCTAGTCATTCATCATTCCTACTATGGTGCGTCTCTACTTAGCAACGGAAAATCCCTGATTATCTCTCCACCTTCTCCCCTGGGTCCTGCAAGCCCCTTGTTTAAACCAGATGTTCTGGAGGGCAAAGGATCTTTCGTTGCACCCTTGCTCTGGCCCATTGTTAAATTACTGGCTTTGCCTGCTGTGCTATCGGCCATTACGGTGCCTCCACAGGTGCCGTTCCATTCCACGGAACAAAGAAACAACCCCATTTCACCCACTGATAACTCGCGTCATCTGGGTAACTGGTTAAAGACTGATGTGCTTCGGGTGCTAAATAAATATCTTGGAACGCACCCATGCCGCCTTGTCTGGGTGATGTGACCCTGAACAATCCCATGGCAGTAATTGGGAACCCGTCGTTCCAATCCATATCGGAGTTCACTTCATAAAGCGGATTACCTTGATCTCCAGACCACTGATGATAGCACTCGGTCGTTAGATACGCCAGGTTCCAACCCTCATATGGAGTATCGTCCTCGAGGTACATGTAGTTCTGCTCTGTTGTGTTATCGAAAGAGGTAACCTTTGGAGTTTGACCTGTGGGACTTGTGGCAACGCTTACATTCACATCTTCCCTCAGAACAGCTTGGGGAATGGAACTGTTCCACTGACTTGGCACGCCTGCCATCTCTTCTAATCCAAAAAATAAACCTCCCCTTGAAGCCCCGTCAGTTTCATGGAAATAGCATCTCGTTATTTTACCATCATTGGAGCACATTGCATTCACAACCATGCCATCCATGGCCGAGGGGGCCCAAAGCTTGGTGTCATGAATGTAAATCGATTCCGAATCAGTGGGCCTTGCTGACGTGGTTCCATCGGCATTAAAAGCACCCGTGGCTGAATACACAATGTCGATGTAATTCACGCTGGCACTCAGCATGTCGAAACAGAGTTGTGCGCCTGTAACACTATTCTCGAGAACTACCCAGGAATGAGCCCCGGCACCGTTGACGATATCCGTGGCCCATGCATCCCACAAATCCACGTCTCCTCCGTCCCCAATGTTTTTCACCGAACTTGAATTAGAAGAGGCGACGCCAGCCCACTGTGCAAAGGAGATCAACGCTTCCTTCATTTGAAAGATGCCGTGTTTACAGGTATCGGCCAAAGTCGCTTCGCTGACGTCATGATTGACCGAGAAGTTCCAAGTTTTTACTTTTGCTGGAAGAGACATATCACACCACCTTGCTTATATGATCAAAAGTACCCTCTGAATCAGCCGGTATTTCAATACACGAACCACCCGACCTTTTAATCTCAACCGCGATCCCCACCTCGGCATCCTCGACCATCTTGGTGTTGATGCGGGTCACTTCTCCCTGTAATGTCCGACTTCCGTCAACGGCGTTTACCGTATCTCCTACGTTAAAATCGAAAGACATTGGTTCCCTCCTTATTCAGAGTCGTTTTTAAACCGAACCCTGAAATCGTATTCTGCGGCAGCAGCCCCATGGTTTACCAGGCGCAAATAGAACTCGCCGGACACCTGCAATGGCTTATAATTCCACCAGACACTGGCATCTATATGGTCACCTGCGGTTAGATCTTTGGCCAATTTATAATAAATCCGCTCTCCAGCACCATCAGGGTCACCGTTCCAGACCTCAATGTCTGTACTCGATGACGTGCCGGATGTCATTTCTACTCCAACAAATTGGAAAAGACCTGTATCGGCATCGATCAATGTTTGAACCTGCTGTTTCCAGGATCCCCCACTGCCGGCCACAGATCCGCTGGAGTATTCATCATCGAAAAACTTCTCGGCCAATGGGCGATATTCCCAGGCTGGCGAACCATCATCGACGAACAACATGTCCTTTCCTGCCGAATCGACCAGGGCGATCCACCCCTCTTCCGGTGTATGTGGTACCCACACGTCCCCATCGAATTCGACGATATCCAACTGCGAGGCACCATCCCAATCCGCGTGAGGAGCCCCAGAGTCGTCTAGAATGTATCTGTCCCCACTCACTTCGGTGGGTGGAGCTGCCGTTGCGTCCACATAATCCAGACACGCCCTTTGTCGAACGCCATCTTCCATCTCTTCTACTATCTGGATCACTTTCCGCATTGCTGTGTCCCAACCCCTAGATCCGAACTCAATCGTTTCCCCGAGGCCCGGTATTCGAATTCCCCTAATTTTTGTACGCCACGCAACGCCATTGCCGTCGAGATCTAACTCTTCATTGATCCTGCAATAAACCAGATAAGATCCAGGAACACCACCGGTTGGAGTAAACGTGGGTGTCGCACTAGTGGGATCGTCCAATACGGCACTTGACCCATATGGGGGAATAAGTTCCCAGTCGTATTCAGTGATGTCAGTATTGTCGTCCAGTGATAGTGTCACCAGTGGTCCGGTGGGGTCTATCTTAAAGAACGGAAAGATCCTAGATACCCCAGGAACACCCGCAGATTCGCCTGCTACATCGATCACAATCTCTGGCATCTCTATCTCCTAACTAAGCGCACAGCAACCCGAGACACACCAAATTGTCTCGATACTGGCGCTGTCAGATAAATCTTTGTCGGTTCGACCCTTTGCGGAAATATCTTCTCTGCAAAAACCGTGGAATCGATCAGAATTTGCAGAGCCCAGTCATCTGCAGCCGGAGTCGATGGAATATTTGCGCTGGTTATCACCTTGTCCATCTTGGTCAAATTCACGTTTTGCCATACTTCGATATAGTCGTCGGTTAAAAATTCTTCATACCGCAAGCTAGCAAGATCGCCCAAAACAAAAGAAAAGGTGCCATCGGCGTTTTCTACCCTTCCCGATAGTGTGCCAGGTGATTGAATGAAAGCTGGCACCTCTTCAACCGAATCCGGGTCCAATAAAGGTGGAGGCAAGGGTCTTTCCGATCCTCTGCCCTCAACGGACGGTGGTGAAACCTGGGTCATTAAACCTGCCTTCTAAATTGCAAGTAATCAAACGCCGTAGCCACGGCCACCTGGTTGTAGAATGTGGTGGCGAAACCCATGTACCCTCCCGAATATGGTTCCGCGTCTGACCCTGTTAGTCCCATCGCCTGATAGCCGTTTAGACCAAGGACGTCATCTACGAACAAGGACATGCCGTCAACAGGTGTCCACACTGGGTTATCCACATCGTTGGTAGAAATGTCGTTCTCCATAACCTTCAACACCACGTCACCATTCGGTTGTAGAACGGCATCCAGCCGTAGTTGGTGAACAGCCCCGTCTTGAATTCGATACTGATCATCAGAACGTCTTAGGTATGTTTGGTCAGCGGTCTCCTGTATTCCCGTGAGCAAATCTCCCTTGGTTAGAACTATCCGATACGGATCCACATCCTCGAGCCCGAGCAGATAGCCTTTGTCGTTTGTGTCAGCACCACTAAGGCACAGAAAAAGAAATGGAGCAAATCCCGTTGCCCTGGCTCCGCCTACCCTTTGAACCACCCCACGGACACTTGCTCCCTTTACCGCTGGGGCGAAGTTGTCTTTATTGTAGTAAAGACCCACCACTCCCGAGGCTGCCTGCAACGAGTTCATCCCGTACATGTGGGTTCCACCCCCGGATGGCGGTGTAATCGCTTCGGTTGCGCCCCTTTTTACAATACCCGATCCCAAAGAGTTGCTTAGTTCTTGCCAGTCTTGTGAGCTCATCACGGCCTCCGTTATGACCACCCGGTCTCGAAACTCTCATAGTTTGTAGACGGACCGGGATCTTCATTAAAAAGTCCAAAATCACTGAACGTCGGTGGTCCCTCTGGAAGATCTGGATCCAGGGAAACATAGATATTTGCCCCACCCCACCCATCGATAATAAAATTCTCGACATACGAGGTTTCCAAACTAGGTTCTGATTCGTTAAAAGAACTTATTCTGTCACCGTTTTCCAATGCGTATTTAATCTCTGTCTTGGGATCCTCGTCTATCTGCCATGCCACCCAACTATAGGGATCCACCAAAAAAGCATCCTCGTCTGTTAGTTCTCCGGACTTGGGACCTGCTCCGTTTATCGTATCAAACATTGAACGAGGATAAATAACGAAACGTTCTTTGGATTCGGGTGACAGGTTTGCTAGTCCAATGTATGGGCGAATGTCTTTTCCACGTTGACGTGTAGATTCCACAGCAAAGAACGATTCGTGTGAATTAAAATCGCCCCCGTTGGGATTGTAGCCAAACGTCAAACGATACGAATCATCTGGTCCGTCCAAATAGGAAAATGAAAAAGCCCCAAAAAGTCCAACCCCGTCCAGCTTATCATTGAGTTCAGTCACCAATTCCCCGATCCCCTGATACTCCTTGCCTTCGATTTGGAGAGAAACCATGGTTGTTTCTTCTACGGCCAGCCAAAGAATATTTCTGTTTGCATCTATCTGTAAAGGAAAGGATATCGGTTCACCAAAAACCTTGCCCATGGACAGCCGTGGATTTTTCCAACCATCCTCAAAGTTCCCACCCCAGCCATCTTCAAAGGTGTCATTATCCTGTAGCCAGGTCTTAGGTGAAGCCACACCGTCCGCCGTTGAATCTGGTAGTTGTTCCGCCAATATTATGTTAGACAGAAGTCCCATGCTGACCACAGAGTCCACCGTATATTCGCCGTCATTGCCTGTAGAATCCGAAATCTCTAATTTGGAACGGAATCGATAAGCCTTTATCTTGGATGTCGGAATCGAAATCTCGTTATTTGCTTGGTTCACCTGTGCTATGTTGGCTGTACTGGCTTCCAGTAGCCAATTCTCGATTTCACCAGGTAGGCTGCCAGCCTCTTCTAGCGATTCAAAATGCTGTCCCCAGTCAAACTGCTCTGCAACACCCTCACCGCCAAACAAAGCCACGATATAAACCAGATCGTCAAAATCGTTGCAGAGCTCGCCATCTTCCCCGAACACCTCCCCATCAGAAAAGCCAATGTTCAAAGCTACCGGATCGCCATACGAAACAATGTCTTCTTCAAATCCAATATCCAAATTGGCGCCGCCACCCGTACACTCTATCGATCCATAGGCACCGACATAAATCTGTTCCCCCTCTACCACTGCGTCCGCTGTTGGATCGTATTCGGTCAGCTTTGCCTTTATATCGATAACTGCCTCTTCTGCCGTCGTTATCCCTGTCGTTAGTGTTATCGAAACGGAATCTGTGCCGTTAAGCTCGAAAAACAGGATCGCATTTAATCCAGCCCTGGGGGCTATCGGCCAACTAGCCTTTGACTGGAGAACTCCTCGTGGACCAGCGATCTTAAGCTTAGCCTGGGTCCCCTGATGCTCGGATATAACTTTGATCCACCCACCGTCCGAAGATGCTCTGGGTGAAACCCGTGCGTGCTGCCAATAGGAAAACATAACGATGCCGATCTCCTCGGCTGTCGCCGCTGCCATGTTTTCAAAAAACTCTTCCCAGAGCTGCACGTACTGACCGCGTCCTTGTTCTTCTAAATCTGGATATGTCAACCCGGATGTTCCCGCATCAACGTACAGATGAGAGTTCCACCCCTTGGATTCTGTTTCTAGTACCAACTCATTGCTTTCAACAGTTGCCGTCACGCCGGACAACTGGGCGTTGTATACATCGGCAACGTCCTGCGCCGTAGTCTCGCCACCGGCAAACGTGACCTCTTGTACAGACCCACGGTTCACAGTGAAGTAGGCTTTAGCCCCGGCTCCTATAGGTGCCACCGGATAGGAAGTCATATCGACTAATCTGGCCGGCCAACCATATCCATCAACGTCACAATAGAATGTCGGTGGAATTATCAGCTTCACAGTTGTGGGAGGTGTAAGAATAACATCCCCTTCCACCCAGATCATAGCCATCGTTCCCTTGTTGTTGACTTTTTTTACTTTCCAAAATCCGCCCACGGTGTCATTTCCGGTAACCGTTTCAACTAGGATTATGGAGTCGGGAGGTATTAGATACCGCAGATCGGCATTGTCAACCTCGAACACATTGTTACCGTCATCTATAGAGGTGACGGCTATCTCTTTATTGCTTAAAACATATGGACTATTTGTGGCGCCCACAAGCTGAGCAAACCAGTCAAACCAGTCAAAATTCTCCTGCGGTTGCAAGGATCCATTCTCTCCAAAGTTGGCCCATCCAGGACCGGATGCCTTATATGTTAACGACCAGTCCTCTGCGTCCCCTGGGTTTTCCCCAGCCTCAGAAAAGTCCTGGTTCTGTATTACAGGTGTCAGCATTACAGTTCTAAGCCTGTGTCTCCGTTAATTAAAACGACTTCTCCAAGCACCGGGAACTGGTAGTTGCCGATTGAGACGTCGTTGTGTTTTTCGTTCAGGGTGAATTGATCCACCCCTGCACCTATTTTGCGGATCCCAGATACGTCCCGCACCTCATTGTAAATATCCGAAAAGGCGATCTGTCCTGCCGGGTTGTCATTCACATCCCGGTAGTTCCATCCAAAATCCACATTCATGTTCGGTGTTAAATCGTCATTGAGTGGTTGAAACCACGTTACCAAGTTGGAGTTAACCGTGGTTCTTACAGTATCGGCGTCAGCATCCTTGGTGAGGTAAACCACTGCGTAAATGTCGATCGTTAAATAATCCGCAGGTACAGCCTGCACAACGAAGGTCGGCATAGTGGGATAGGTGACCGTGACCAACTGCTCCACCGCATCGAGAGTGGCTTGGCTAGGTGTTCCACCACCCGGTGGAACAATAAAGATTCTTCCTTCGTTTACTGGTATTGAACTGTCTCTATCAGCACTCAAAAACAGGGCTCGTCCAACACCATCAACACTCACTGCCCTTATCTCGAAGTCCTCATCTGCAATAGTTCCGTTGCTTAATCGCCTGTTGTTGGGAATGTTTATCCTGGCAGCATTTACAGTTTCCCTATCTTCACCACCTTCTGCTTTTGCAGGGTTGGTCACAGTCAGGATCGCCCTGGTTCCCAAACTGTCATAATATTGAGAAACGAACTTGGTCAATGAGTTTTTATCTACCTCACCAGCCTTACCACCTCCCGTTTCATAGGTGAAAGTTATTTGTCCCCGTGGTATAGCACCGTTCTTGTCGTCACCAGTTCTCAGAAACGCTTGATTATTCTGGTCCACAAACACCCTAAAGACCCGGTCCTCTGCTCTGGATTGCAGGAAGTTGTCTACTGGGGTCCACTCCCCTGCCGCACTCTCCCCCGTAGCCGACCCGTCCAGATAGGGTGTGTCTGGTAACATGAAGGTCTGGTTTTTCTTGCCGGTAGAAGTAAAGGTGGCCTGTCTGGTTATCGAATGTCTCCAACTCAGATTCGCTGTTAGTTCTCCGGCTCCGATCAAGACGTCTTCCTGGATCTCTCCTTGCACGGAAGTGGGCACATCCGCAGTCTTTACTTTGTCACCTTGCCCGATAAGGATCGTTCCCGCCAGTGGTCCGTTCTGTACCGTTACAACCAGATCGGCTGTGGCTGCTGTGGCCCCGGCCACACTATAACCCTGTCTCTTTCCGTGGAGAATGGCACTCTTTCTCTCTCTCATGGTAGGGACAAAAAATTCTCTCTTTAATTGGGCCAGATAATAGTCTTTTAGACTCCCCGTAAAACTACACACCGAACGCAAGTAATTCACCACGGCAATAGCGGTTGGGTCAGTAAGATCCTCTAAAACTGATTCCTGTAAATCGCGGAGCCTCGCATCTATTGCTTGAAAGTCCCTGGGCGTGAAATCCTGATTTGTGATGTCAAACATTAGATTTTGACCTCCGCTGTTAGCCTTTTAGCCATATTAGCACGCTCACCGACTTCTATCGAGACTTTTGACTCGTTTCCACTTATTTCTGGCTTGGCATTTGTTACCACGTAACCAACCGCATATTTTCTTATCTGGTCAGTAGCTTGTCGAATTATAATCGCCTTGCCTGCGAGCTTTACCATCTTCATGTGTTTCAGCTTTTTTAGTTCCATTCCCAGATCGCCGTCCCACTGACACTCCCCTTTCTCGATTCCAAAAAGAAGAGTTAGGTTTGTCACCATGAGATCTCGACCGGTACCCTTGCCAAGATCCCCTTTTCCATCCAGCTGAATTGGGAAAATGATTCCGGTTCCTAACATCGTTGTTCTCCCAGGGCTAAAGTGATGGCCAGTTGTGGATCCGGTATTAAGGCAACTAGCTCATCCAGTAGGTTTGCCAACTCCCGGAGCAAGTCAATAGCTTCGTCCAAGAGATTCGGATCTGCAAGCAGCTCTCCAAAACAGGGTATCTCAGGACCACCTATTAAGCCAAGTAATATATTCAAGAGAAGAATTATTCGACCGATCGACCTCAAGGCATCCGCTGTGGTCATCAACTGGTTTTCCATGTTGGTCTGAGCACAGGCCAGTAGTTCACCCAACTTCACATCGTTCATGTCGGATGCGGTATCGATGGCATCTAAAATGTCCTGTATTTTGTCCTGTATGTATTCAAGGTCGTTTGCCAAAAAGCGGAGTAAATCGGCAATAACTTTTATAAGGGCAATGACCATTCGGGGAATCGCCAGTTGGGCGATCAGGTCAAGCAACTTGTTGATCTTCTCTACCAACTCCGGCACACATTCCAAAACACCAGACGGATCAAGGCTCGTAGCAAAATCGGTAATAGCCTCAATACATCGAAAGATTGCCAACACAGTCTCGAGCTGGCTAAAAAACGGATTTAAAAACGACATTGCTGGCCCGAGTTGTCCCAGATAACCCAGTATTGTTTCTGATGGCGCCGGTATCGTTTGGATCTTCTGTATTATGTTGGAAAGACATGCTCCACCTGGAAAACAAATGTCATCAGAAATATTCCAGTCCGGGAGCTCGGCGCAAATCAGGTTGTCTTTTATATTCCAGGAGAAAGCCATTAAATCATCCCGTTCTTCTTTGACACCACACGTCCCTGAATTCGTACTTCGCCGTTAGCCTTAAGATCCATGTCACCCAGTGTTTCGAGCTGTAACCCTGTCATAGCATACAGACGCACACCGTGGCCCTCAATATCAAACCGAAGTTCTATTACATCTTGGTCCACACCGCTGGTATTTGGCTTGACCACTTTAAAGACCGCTGATCGTTGACCCTCTCTGCGGTCGTGTACAAATCGAAAGTTTTTATCTCCTTCCACCGTCACATCTGGGTGTTCAAACTCCGGAAAGACTTGATCCCTGGTATGTGATCCGGGTGACCATTGTAATTTGTCCGGGTCTCCATCTACAAAAAACACGTCTACCATGGCCCCTCGTGGTGGTACATGGTTACGACCAAACAATTCCGCCCCACCTGCGTTCATAGGCCAAGCCCAGGCACTCTCTTCCAGTTTGCCCGGTATACGAACCTTGACACGCCCTATGACGTCCATGTCGGCGCACTCTGGGTCGTCTGCTGGATCCTTTTCTCTTTTTACAATAAAGCCTTTGAATGGTCCGTTCATCTAAATTCCTGGCAATTGATTCTGTGAAGCCTCTGTCGGTGTCATTTGATCCCAGTAATGGGACTCACCCTGCTTGTCCACATAGGCCCACATTTTTACAGGTTCGTTATTATCCCCAATTCCCCAAACGGCCACACGCTCCAAAGACTCCTTCGGTGGTGGCTCTTTGTTGTCCTCGGGTTCGTTCTTTTTCTTTTTTATTTTCAGTATGTTTTTAGAGTGTATTTTTCCAAGCGCATCCCGTCTGGTCACTAGGTCTTGCTTGTAAGTTCCGTTCCCTATAAAGGTAATGGCTTCCTTGACGTAGTACAGGCCGTCAAATGCCTCGGCATACTCTCTTAGACCAATCAGCATCTTGGCACCCAGGAGGGGTTCCCCCCGGATAGACACATTCATTTTGTATCGACCACCAGCAACCTCTCGATACATGGCTTCCGCTGCTTCGGTTACTTCCTGCTGTGTGGCTATCCCCAGATTCACGGATTCCTGTCGTGATATTCGAGCTTGCCGGTTTCCGACTGGGTTATCTGGATCCCCTACCTCTTGTTCTTCTCCAAGACTTGCAATGTGCCGTGCGATATGTTCCCCCAGTGTTTCTTCCTCATCCGCAGCACCGGCCTCGGCAAAGACCTCTTCGTGTGTATACGGGTCGATTGCTGAAACCCGTACCTTGGCCAGATCCTTCGAAAGGTTGGCATCTATCTGTGGCTCAGAAATCAGATACCCATCACCGTCATAGTATCCCCTATATGTGAACCACTTGGTAGGTTCCGATGCCATGGGTCTGGGTGTAAAATGAGCTCCTGCTGCATCGATCCACCACACATAGCCATTTCGATTTGCCAACTTCTGGATCATCCTGGCGTCTGAACGGTTCTGTGTTATGGTTTCCCGTACTGTCTCAGTCTCCACTATGTCCGCCAAGAGACCTTCGTAGCCATTAAATGCGAAGATTTCCCGAACCACATCCGAGTCCTTGGCTCCGCTCCATGATTGGAACTGTCTTTTTCTGTCCATTAGGACAGATTCATCCTTTGCCTTGACCGTAAAATTGGTCCCCGTCTGTCCACCTTTTTGAACTATCATCCGTCTAGGAATACACATTTCATCGGCCCAACCCCACGCAAGTAGAAACTTTTCTCCGTTTCTTAGATGGGGCAAGTCCAAACAATAGCGATCTTCGTTCTTAAGGACAAATTCCGCCTTGTCTACCCCCTTATCCTTGTCGTGGAATTTGAAATTAATCAATCGGTCTCGAAAAACCTCCAAAGGACCGTCACCCTCGTCACTCTGGATAGAGCCGATCCAGATCCTTGGTCCTCCCCTCCACATTAAAACGTGACCCCGGTCCTTGAACCAAGTATTTTCTTTTCAAAGGTGTCTTTTGATGGAACGTAGACAGTCGTTCCCTTTTTGGGTGGTATAAACGGATCGGTGACAGGTTCGGGCTGAAACTCAGCAATGAAACGCCAGTAGCTCTTGGCTTGCGGTATTGGATGCCAGTATATGTGGGCTATGTCCCACCATTGCTCGCCATCTGAGACGATGTGTTCACTGTTGTCAGGCAAATCCACATACAGGAACGGTTCGGCGTCAGTAGTGTACAGATTCCCATCTTCGTCGGTTCGTTCCAAGCTGTTTCTATAGACACTGTATCTCGTGATCTCCGCCATGTCTAAGCCCTCTGATAGCCGAGCTCTTCCAGCTCCTCTGCTGAATACCAGTACTGCGGATCCTCTTTCCACGTGGTCCGCATTGTGAGTGAATCAATCCTGCCTGATGTTGGATTTCTACGAGTGACATCCCAATCGATAGATTCCAACCGGCAGTAGACTGTGAATACACCTGGTACTTCTAAAAACACAAGAGGGGTCTGTCCCCCCAGTATCCCGGCTGGCCTTATTCCAGGGGCAGCCAGAGAGCGTATGAACGCTCGAGCCTTGTCGATAATATCCGACGCTTCATCCGCTGTTATTTTCCTCTTTGACTGTAGAGGTATTCGTTCATACCTTATTGTGAAAGAGAAAGTTTCCGAATCTGTGCCACCATAGATCATGGGACTTCTGGGTTCTGCCAATGCTCTCTCCCCTCCGTAAGCAGCCCGAACCCCACCTGAGAAACTCTCTGGTTCGTAATGTAAAACGATACCCTTCGATTGAGTGGGATCGTCTTCGTTGACGTTCCAGATTTTGGTTCTGCTTTCAGTTGGTAAAGTCATTGTCTCTCACACTCTAGGGAGCAGGTGGCCCCATATCCTCCCAGTCATAACTATCTTCTTTTTTGGTTTCTCCGGCTTGGTCAACTAATCGTCCAAACTCGTGTTCACCTATAACCAGTTTGAGTCCCTTCAAACCCCCGCCTTCTTTCATGGCGTTTACCAAGGAGAGCTCCATTCTCTTGAGTATGCCGTCCCACTGTTTTTCTAACCGTCGTGCTGATTCCTTGTCGTCGGCAGCTCTCTTCTTGCCGGCCTCAACAGCACTGACAAACAAAACTCTCTGAAGGGCAGCAAGTGCCTCATCTTTGCCCTCGAACTGTCCTGCCTTTTGTAGTGTTTCCAAACGTCGGGCCCGACGGCCAACAAACCGCTGTACATCGCTTTCAAATCCGAAGGCGGAACTGGGAACTTCTCCAACCCCTTCTATGCTCGTAGATCCCCTTCTAAGTCCCTCTGCAAACGTCCTGGAACCCTCTATTAGTTTTTGGCTTGTGAGAGGCCCACCCTCTCCCTTTCTCATCAAATCGGCAAAGGTTACGTTCTCCCCAAAGTTGCCTACTATATCCACCATGTGACCCACATAACCGAACTTGTCCAGCAGCCACCGTAGTCCGTTCAGTACGTCCTGGATAGTGTCGGCAAGCTCCCTGGCTTCATCTATCATATCGGCCATTGTGAAATCACTGGCCCACTCAGAGAACCGCTGTCCCATCTCCACAGACTTGGTCATCATCTTGATAATTGTCTTTGAAAAACCGGATAACGTGGCGCCAAAGCTCTTTCCTTTGCCCTCCCATTCGGACAGGCTCTTTGACCCCCTTTGGGCGTTATCGAACCAAGATCCAAAGGCATCCTGCACAGCTTCTTTAAACTCATTCCACGGACCAGTGAGACGTCTCAAACCGGCATCGAATCCGTCTACCACCCCCTTAAAGAACTCTTTTGCCTTGCCCAGCCATACACCAAACGTTCCAATAAAGTCGGCCACCCCCTGGAACTTTGCCTGCTTCATATCCTCGATAACGGCTTTTGATAACGCACCGTCCGATATCAGATCAGTGACCGCCCTGTATCCCAGTTTTAGCTTCTCAAAGAAGGAAGCTGTCTCGTCTCCGGCTTTTCCAAAGTTTTTGGAGATCGTTCGATAGACACCATAGATCCCCACACCCAGGGCAGAGAAAAGAAGTGTGAGAGGTACAGCCAGCAAAAGGATTTTTCCTATGGTCAGAAGAACTCCACCGAAGGAGATATCCAGTAAGGACATCAAACCTTTCAAAATGAAGAAGCCACCTATTACCTTAATAAGTGTCCCGGATAATACCAAGAACCCGCTAACAGCATTTTTCACCGGTTTCGGTAACTTGGTGAAGATTTCCAAAAACGCATTAAAGGCTTTTAGTCCATACTTCACCGCGGACTTGGATAGGGCGGCTGTCCCCTTTCCAAGTTCTATTTGGAATGTCTGTAGTGAACCTGAAAGTAGCTGTAATTGCCCATTGAGAGTGTCCAATTTCATATTGTTCATCTCTTCGGCAAATCCGGCCACCTTGTCGGGATCTAGGGTGTTCATCCAGTACTGCCATGCCTCCTGACCCTTGAGAACCTTGCCTGTTTCGGTTGTTATTCCTTTCTCGAGCTGTGTCATTAATGGCATTATCGCCTTCATTCCACGTGGACCAAATATGTCCTGAATCATGCCAGCTCGTTCCCCGCCTTTCATCGATCCGAATTTGCTACTAATATCGAGTAACAGCGCACCAAATCCCCTAAACTCTCCCGTCGCCTGGTCGATAACATCTATTCCAAGATTTTGCCTAAGTTTTCTCTGGTTCGTTGGTTTTGATAATCTGGCCGTGAGTATCTGAAACGCCGAACCTGCCACCTCGGCACTGGGGATAACGTTCTTAATTAGACCAAGTGTTGCCAACGTGGAGGTGAAATCCACATCCATGTTCTGTGCAGCAGACGAAGCATACTGCATAGCACCAGCAAGATCTTCAATGGCCATACCGCTTTTCGTGGTAGTTTTGACCATCTGATCGACCATGATCCCAGCGTCTTCTGCTTCTCGTCCGAACCCCTTTATCACCTGGGCAGTGAGCTTTGCGGCATCCGCAAGGGGCACCTTTCCCCCCGACGCTCCAGAAAGCAGCAAGGATGGCATTAGAGCACCCAGTTGCTGTTCTACGAGAAAGCCTTGTTGTGCTAGGTTCTGTAGACCTTGAACCGCCTCGGTGGGGGTAAACTGGGTTTCGATACCGGCCTTCTGAGCTGCCGCCGCTAATCGGTCCAAATCCTTGGCCGTGGCCCCCGAAATACCTCGTAGAGTGGCTAGTTCATATTCGAGCTCACCAGCCTTGTCGGTAGCCCCACCCATAAAATCAAGAAGACCACTGCCGATTTTTAAAAAACCACCACCGATCATCATGGACTGCATGGATGATTGCAATACCTTCTGGGTGCGTGACAGGCTCGCACTGGCTCCCCCCAGGGCGGCTTTTGACTTCAGGGCCGAGTTGGACATAGTGTTCAGGGCTGTGGACACACGGTTGGCCGTGGCGCTCGCACCACTATCACGTCCAATGACGTCAAATATGGTTTTCATAACACGGCCGGCCATCTCTACTTTTTCATCCTCTCTTGTAAACGATTAAGGGTTTCCGCCCACTCAATTGCCATATCAGGGGTCATAGCCTCCACGGTGGCTATGGGTAAACCAAGGCTGATAGCAAAGGGGAAGTTGGCAACCAGTAGAATTTCAAGGTCCATTAATCCCTTCCTCGACCACTCACCGAGCAGTGGTTCCCAGTTTAAACACAGGCCGAGATCAATACCCTCCAGGACGCTTATCGGTTCAACTTGTCGGTAAGACCATGCGCTCTCGCTGATCTCGCTCGACGTCTCTTCCGTATCTTGCCGAGGGGGACCCAGAAGTCCGCATCGAAAGGGAGAGGGTGCTCGAACCTCCCCTGACATTGCGTACAAAAAACGTCCATCATGGTATCAAGTCCACAAGCCTGCTCCTCCATCAGGGCTTGGAGATCCAGTCTCTCTTCACCCAGGGAAGCGACCCATGATACCTTGTCGCTGACGTTCACGTCCTCTATCTCTTTGAGTCTCATCGCTAAAGACAGATCGTCGGTGTCCACGTCGGGATCCTGGCGACCTAGCTTCTCGATTACAGACTCATCCTTTCCTACAAGCATTTTCCACTTGATCTGCTTACCCATGAAGTTCAATTCGAATGGCTCCCCAGATTTAAAGATCTTGGCATTCTCCTCGGTCATATGGTAGATAACAAGGGAACCCTCCGGAGCCGTTCTGATGTCTTCTGACCAGCCTAACCGTTCGTTGCAACGTAAGCAGGCCAACTCCATGTTGTACTCGTGACCGTCCTTGTAGGTGACCATTCTGGTGGCCAGTAATCCATAGATGCGATCCTCGGCAATTGCGTTCATCCACTGCACGCCCCCCTGGGCGTTGCTGATCGTGTTGTGGGGATAATCCCCCGCATCTATCAGCTTAACAGTGGCGTCCTCCAATGCCTCGGTGTGAGCATCTACCAAGCCACCCCTGAGCTTTTCGATGGTTCGTTTCATGGCCGAGATCGTGCGACCTCTCATCTCGACCTGCATTCTGCTTGGGAAAGTAAAGACCTGTGTTCTCTCTGTCATTTTGCCATTTGCCCTTTCTTAGTATCTGCGACCCGGTTCAATTACATCTTCTGCGGGTCGATGGATCGAGGTCTTAGAATGAACCCTTCCATTCTTACCTCGTTTCCGGTTGCATCGAACTTGCCGTGGATCCTGCCGCCGCAGTACATTTCATCGAAATCCCACTTTTTGAGCTTGGTCTTTTTGTCTCGATCAAGCTGAAACAGGGTTCCGGTGAAGTACATCTCGTCGATCAGGGTCTGTCCACCGTTAACAAAATCGATGGTGCGATCCCACAGTTCCTTCACTATGTCGTCAACGAAGGACGGACCTTCAACCCGGACGTCTACCTGCGGTGGATCCCCTGGGACTCTCTGGTTATACAGGGTTGCGGATTCAGGAACGACCACATCGTCCATGATCTCCTCGGGAATGTCGCAACTGGTGAACCGGACCCTTTCGATTCCGTCGATCTCAAGGATCCAGTTTTTGGTCATATGAAAATTCTTTGGAGGCATTCTAAACTCCTTTTACCCAGCCAGGGTCCTTGTCACTTCTATTGTGACATATTTAGCGTCATCGGAAAACCCAAGACCGAGAAGTCCGACCATTTCTTGCTGAGCTCGAACCTCCGGTGGATTAAGTTCTTCGTTGTTGACCTGCCAGAAGGTCTCCTTGTCCGGATCAAAGGCATCCTCTGGTAATCCGCCTAGCCACTTGGAGCCCCTTCTCTCCCACTCACCGCGGTTCTTGTCGTTGTTTTTCTTGTGCTTCATGGAGATGGCGTCTCGGCGTAGGCTCTCCACAATGTAGATAACTCCTCGAGCGTGCCACTGGCGTGGCCAGTCACCGTCCATTTTTAGGTTGTCACCACCATCGAAGCAGTATGGGTGCCGTGTGGTCTCTTTCCAGATCGGTTCGATACCCACGTCGGCCACGAGACCACGGAGGGTGACATCCTTTACCTCATCGATTTCGATACCGATGACGTTCGGGATGTTTCCGTTATCTACACCCGCTGACGATACAAACACCCCGTCCGGGTGGTTCTCGTCGTTGTACTGGAACTTGCCCATCTTTGACATGGATGGACAAACGTAGATCCCTTCGTCATCCCCAAAAATGTCAGTCCAGAGGTTGGGTATCTGGATTCTGGGCCATCCACAGCAACCGAACTCCGACTGTCCGAAAAGGTTTGTTTCCGAAAAGGTCTTCATCGCTTGGGCCGTGGCCACATCCGCCGCCTCTGGCGTTGGGTGTACCATGTAAACCATATGATCCCGAGAAGTCTCGTATGAGTGCATGGAAGCGTGGATCGTTGTAGACGAGCGGCCTGGGATACCGATCAGCTTGACGTCTTCCTCAGTATCGAAAGTATAGAGCCCGGTCTTTCCTGCGGACGTTCCGACAAAGTCGGCATCCTCAAGATCGGTGAGACCATTGTCACCACCTGTGAGAGCACTGTACGTGCCATTCTTTGGCCGAGCGTTCAACACGGACATTCCCCCACCTACCAGGTCGAGATCCACGACATCTAGGAGGTCATCTCCCTTGGTGTCGTCGTTAAAATTGGTTGCGACATACAAGGCATCGTCGGAATCCATGGTGTAATTGCGATAGCGCTGCTGAACCACACCTTTGAAATACGTGATAATGTCGAACCTGGCAGCCTCGCCATTGGTTGCGTCCAGGATCTGAAACGACACATCGTCCGTGTAGTCCCCGTCGGTCTTACCCTGGAACTTGAGGGTATCTTCCGGGGTTGCGTCCGCTCCGGTGTGCTCCAGTGTGTCAAGGCCAAGTGCTGTAACTATCGCACTTGCAGCCATCTGAATGGTTGCAGCGGCCCCGGTGGCAGTTGTTGAGAACGTGCCAGTGTGTGTCGGGTTGTCTGTGTATGTGACTCCGGTGAAGTTATCCTCCACCCAGGTTTTGAACTCGGTTGCCGTAATAGCATCCAAGTTTTCAAAATCCCCTGTCCCCTGAGCTTCCGTCGTTGGGTAATTCAACACACCGTTTGCCGAACCACCTGTCACCTGGAAGTATGCTTCGGTGCCCTGCCTGTCTGTCTCGATTCGAACTTCGCCGGTGGCTATGACAGCTCTACCGCCTTCCAGTTGCTCGTTTATCTGTGCCTGAAATTCTGCGGCTGTGGTTGCGGGGCTGGCGAATGTGATGATCTGCTCGCTACCCTTATTGACCTTTACGGTTAAGGTGTTGCCGACCTGATCTGCCACTGGGAATCCAGCCACGCTCACCTGGGATGCTCGTGTACCCTCAATTGCATAGTTTTGCGGAGCACCTCCACCAATGATCATTTCCAGATCATCTCCGTCCTCCAATGAGAACGGGGCTTGTGCCGTGGTGGTCACTGTGGCAGGTGATTCTGACGCGCCCTCGTTGGTAATAGTCTGCTCGCCCTTGGCAGATGTCGCAGAGTTGACATTACCCGGATCGGTAAAGTGGACTATGCGCCTCACATCGATTGCAGTTCCACCACAGTCAAAGAACTGCTTTATGTTTTGTGGAACTTTACAGTGTTCATTATCGAAGGGACCGCCATACAGCTTCTCGAACATTCTCTCCGATGAGATAGTCCTTCTATCGAATGGCCCCCGAAGGGTCACACACAGGATCCCCGCCCTGAATGTCGGTGTCCCCGATACAACCTTATTTCCTTTTTTAAATCTTACTCTTACTCGAGCAGCTCCGGTCGGCATGTCGTTCCTCCGTTTTTCGTTTACTAACGATCTAAACCTAGACTAGCACAGAACTAGGTCGGTTGAAAATCTAATTCCAACGAAGTCCAGTCGCGGGTCCATCCATACGGCTGCTCGTTGGGATCCCTCAGTTCCAATCCTTCAATTATAGCACCGGTTCTACAGTGCTTAAAACCATCCAATGCCGGTCCCATGTCATACGATGGAAACGCATCATCTGGCAGGTTTAATGGGTATTCGTAGTCATCAGCGCCAATGTCCCAGGTCTCGGGCGTTACACGCACAAACGGACATTGTGCTATAAAGTCAACAAATGCCCGTCCCAGGTTCAAGATTTCGTTGTTATGGCTGGCATTTGAATATATCTCGATTGAGGACATGACAATATCTACAGCAGTTCCGTTTCTAAAGGTCTCCCAGGTACCAGGGGAGGTTTCTACGTCCTCACCCCCCATTCCTTGCTGGTTTGAATTAAACTCCTCGTTTATACCGTTAATGTGAATCAGCGGCAACGTCGCCTGCTGCTTTATCACATCGGGGATCCCTTCCGTCAAATCCCAGTACAAGCGGTCTGTTGTAAACCATACGTTAGGGTGAACATGTCTACGAAGTGCCCGAAGAAATTGTTCCATAACTCTCAAATCAATCGGTGACACTGTTAGTTTCGGTCGTTCTACAGTGTAACCGTCATATTCTACGTTTTCGGTAGGAATCTCCACCTGATCATCGTCCAGATTTGCCAAACGCACGATCTGAGTTTTTGGAACCAGTTTATAGTCCCCCCGGTACTGGGGAACCCTGGCGATGGCTTTAATATCCGTCACGGCATGGGCATAGTCAGATTCTACCCCATCAAACTGAACAGATATGGAATTTCTAGGCTGCACGATCCCGTCAATGACTACCCTCGGCCCAGGTAAACGAAACCCCGTTCCGTTTATAGTTATGAGGTTCTGTCCCCGTGTTAGCCCACTAGCTGGCGTGATGCTTGTTATTGTAGGAATAGTCATGCCGATTTCCCCATGAGAAAGATATCCAACCGGGTTGAAAACCTCTCGGAAGCGTTCATCTCCCATGATTCATGGGACGGTCCCAAGAACGGACGGGCTGGTATTTTCTTTCTAAACTTCTTTCCCACCGGCCAGGGAGCCTTTAAAACCCCCATCTGATACAGAAAAAGGGAAAACTTGTGCATTCTCGGTGTCACTGTCACGGTGTACTGCCTGGTTCCATTTTCGTGGATCTCGGCTATATTCACGAGATCCTGACCATTTTTTCCACGTTCTCCCCTGTGGATTCCGACGGTATAGTGGGCGAAACCTACCCTTTTGACATTTATGCCACCGATCAAATCACCATGATGAATCAGTGCCTTGGTTGGTCCACGCCTTGGTGATTTTCTACGGGTTGCTCCTCTTCCTCCACCCCCTGATTTCGGAAGCCCACGCAACAAAATGGTCGTTTCCTTGAGTGGTTTTATCGCCCGTCCCCCAGGGCTCTGACTTCTCAAACCAAGAACAATTTCCTTTCTCAGTTCGTGAGCCTCCTGCATAGTGGCACGTTCAATGGACCTTACTATCAGCCCCTGAAATTGGGCTGCTTGCCTTTGAGAGGCAGCCATACCCTTTATTTCCATTCGAAGTACTATGACGTCACCCTGTCCTCGCTACACTCCAGATAATACAGCCGGTTCATCCTGTCTCCGTGAGCTTTGAGACCGTGCCCTGCTCTCTCCACGCCATGAACCCACAATCCATTCGGATCCTCAAAGGACTCTACCAACTTGCCCGACATGGTCATTAACTTTCCGATACGGTCACCGACGTTGATCATCGGTATTCCCCGGCTGTCGATAAGCCCCTTTTTTTGCAACCTGGCCCTTTCAACCACAAACACAGTCTTCTTTTCTTCGTGTGGCCCCCCTGGAACCATCCTTCTGCCACCCCAGTTATTGCGATCCACCTGGCAAACCAATGTAACCGGATCGAGTTCACGAATTCGAGTTATTCCCTCTTGAGTATCGTCGTCCACCGGCTTTATGGTACCGAATATTTCATCGACCCCGCTATCGATTGCAGATGTGACTGTAAAACCAAGCAGGCCAGCCACAGCGTCGCCAGAAACTTCAATGGACCCACCATCCCCCTCTGTGTCCGTGCCGAGTACCAGGGCGCCGTCTCCGTCTTTGTACACGTCTCCACCGGTCAACCCTGAATCGATTACCGACACCATCTCATCCACGGTCGCCGCAGAGGGATCAACAAACGCCGTCTGCAGAATGTTAATTGTCTGACCGCCGCCACCATCAATGGACACTACCAGGGTCCAGTCCTGGCTGTTTAAATTGAATGGTCCAATGGCACTAACTATAGAAGCTTTATTGGTCCTCACTGCCGAAAACCGTCGTAGCTGAATCTTCATCTTCTGTATCAGTCTAGCCATTAGACACTCACCATCGGGCTCGGAGCAACAAACGTGGCCAACAACCGGTCCACAGAAGCATCTCCTGTTAGATTGCCACCAAATAACGCCTCTGACGTGTCTTTGTTGTACTCAATCTCCTGATCCCTGTTTTTCATTCTTACCACATCCAAACGCCTGCGATATTCTTCCCCATCACCGTCTGCCAATGGGTAAATGTATTGCATTACCAACATTAGACAAGCCTGCTTAATGAGTTCGGGAGTGTCCCCATAGGTCAGTGGCACCTGGCTACCCTCAGATGTCTCACCCACCGGATCCCCTGGTCCTAGTTCTGTGTAGCCAAAATAACCATGAACCTTGATGTTCTGTTGGCCTTCGGTAAATATCCCAAACCATGATCGATTATTGGTCAGATCCCTTTTGTATTCAATCTTCGGCCATCTTCGGTCATCTGGCTCTAACAGGTTTTGAGTGAGGTGACGATTGTAAACCACAATGTCGGAGTTCTCGATTGTGGTCCCGTCTATCTCCAGCTCGAGCAATGCTATTAGAGGGTGTCCGAATTCTTGGTAATCGTCCCCTTCTCCGTCCAGTTTAATGGTGAGTTCACGTGGTTCAAAAAACCGCCTGGTTACACGGTCGATCAGGTTTGAAGCCTTGGTTATCGCAGCTTCAATCCTATCGTTTGGAAATTCATCCTCGTCCTCAAATCCCTCGTCCCGGACATCCTGCACTGAAACATACCCAGCCATGTCACCACGTACCGGATCCGCCTTGTCCGATTCCTCGGACGTACCCGAGTTGAAATAAGCGCAGGTGTAATAGTAGGAAGAGGACCCGGCTAGATCTGTGAACAGATAGTCAGTGACCCCAGCTACAAGCGGAACCCGTGTGGCCGGCGTTGTAATCTCCGTCCATGGCCCCGTTGGGTTGTCCGCCCTGTACACCTTCTGAACGTCAAAAAGGGTCATTACGTCCGCAAGGTCGTCCACATACCAACTATATGTTATCACTGACATCTTAAGTCTCCTCAACTTTCTTGCTCTTGGGTCTCAGGTTTCGAGTTCGCCCTATTGGCTTCAACTCCTTGGCCGTTGCTGATCTCGGTCTGTAATCCGCATCATCAAACGAAACGGACACAGACTGGGGTCTCATGTTCTCTGCATCCACGGAATCCGGTCTCATATTTTCAACCCCTATACCCTCTGGCTTTAAATCGGTTTCGATGTAATGTGCAAAGCTCGGACCCAGTAGCCAAAAATCGTCTGAGAGTATGACCGAGCCAGGCATTCATTTTCCTATCCCGTAGCGAACCCTTTATTAGCGTACCACGTTCGACTGCCATCCGTCCCCTGAACGGAAATAAAATATGCATGGTGTGTTGTCAAATCCGAATCGGATACGAACGAGAACACACCGTCCGCGTCCGGGGAATCGTTTGTCCCCAGGTCTTTCACAAGCCCATCCTTGTCCTTGATCTGGGCGGCTACTTCGGTCAGCGTGGTAACACGTTGTCCATCCACCTCGAGCCAGCAGAGCATGGTGATATGGTTCCCATCATCTGCCATTGAGAACCGCATTTCTCCGTCTTCCTCTGAACCGAGGTGCACATTGTACTGGTTTCCCCATATCTGCTTATTTAATGGGATGAGCACTTCCGCAACCCAAACACCCACAGCGTCCGGCGTGAACGATATTTTATATTCACCCGAGCTGTCAATCTCTGTGATGGTAGGCGTAACAGCCTGCTCCACGCCGTCCTTCCATATCGTAGGATCAAAATCGACCACCCCTGAGACCTTAGAATACCCGTCCTCATCGAAGACGGGGAACTGGTCTATTACCTCGGAGCCTATTTGAACATATCTGCCCATCGTCTACCCAGAACTTTGCTCATCCAATGAAATACCGTAAAAGGTAGCAACCGCGTGTTCCCCCTCAAATGGTATGTTGTTTTGTAAACCACAACGAATTTCCATGCCGTAAGACGCTATCAGATCCGTTGATGCACGGTCAGCATATGGCCAGCGATAAATATGAATAGGCTGAGATGTGCCCCTGTTCGATCCTCCCATTGCTGGGATCACTGGATAGCTACCAGCAGCTTCGTTGATGTAATCGAGCATAGTCTTATAAATCGTCGCGTTATTTATGGGAATTAGAGTTCCGGGTGGGTATGGCCCAGGGGGGTCTGCTGTGGTTAAGAGTTCCGGCGCGAACACATCAACATAGCCCCACGCCTGGAACGTAATGGCGTCGGTCAAGACAATGTCTTGAGAAAATTGAACCTCCACTTTTGTTAGTCTGATTATCTTGTTTTCTTTGGGCTTAATAACTGTGTTTGAGCCATTGGCCTTGGAATAGGTCGCTACAATCGGTGTCGCTGGCTCCTCATGGAACGTAACCGAACCGTCTTCATAGTTAACTGAGAAATCGTGAGTGTCTCCCCCAAAAGGTTCGTCCTCTTGTTGTTCAACGCCATTGGCTTTCACGACTGGCACATAATCCCCATTGAGATGATCTTCCCCCGTTATCCTTCCCCTCGTGGTGCATATCCAAAAGGGGTTCACACTGTTAAAGGTCAGCCCATCTCCACTGTCAGAAAGTGTTTCGTTCTCTATCCTACTTGACTCGGGCCACCAAGTTGTCTTGTCACACCAATCCACTGACAAAACATCTACTCTGCTACCGGCTGGAGGAGACATGGAGATCTTCTGATTTCCATAGTTATCTGAATTTATACCTTCTACTTTTGTGGGCATCCTTTACCTCGCAACAGCCTTGACTCGACATTTAAAATAATCGATTCCAGATGCCAAATCGTCCGCAATTCGAAGAATCAGTTTTTCCGTTGAATCCGCAGCCAATCTGATGACTCCATTTAAATACCTTTGGGCTATGATTTGATCCTTGTTAAGAGGCCAGAAGTTGTAACCTCCGGGGCTTGCAAAGTGCATAAAATCTTCATTTACATTTAATCGATCCATCTCAAGTTCCGCTGTTCCGTTGTAATAAATACAAATGACACCATTCACAAGAGCACTTAACCCGGCAAACTTCTCGGAACCAGCAACAATACGCCTAGCCGCCATGACAAAACCAACTTCGTTAATAATTAGCTCATAATCTGCAATAGCCTCAAACGTAAAATCGACCGGAGTCGTCGAGCCGTCAACTCTCAAATCAGAATTGTCTCCAATTGCTAAAGCACGTCGAAAAAAATCACACTTAATGCCGGTCGGATCGTCCGGAGCCGCGGCGAAACTAACCGCACTTCCGTCAGGGTTGTACAGTGTAGCCTTTATCGAACCGGTATCGTCCAAGACTCTAAGGTGCTCCAAATCTCCTGACGTGACTTTCTTGGCGATCTTGGAATCCGATTGAAGTCGATAAATGGATCCATCCTGAACAACCCCAACAGCATTGCCACTGGCGTCGTACAAAATAGAAGCAGGTGATAATCCGCTCATGCTATTGTCCTTGTTCTTTCGTCTTCAAATGCACCTATGTAGGAAATGGAATCTGTCACTGTAGCGATTACTGTCGAACCGTCCGTATTGTACACTTTCCAAACATCTACTGTGATAAATGGTCCGGTCCAGGTAATTGTGCGTTCCACTATCTTCTTTAATTTGTCCGAACTCTCGTACCAGGTAACACCCGTCGGAAAAACCAAAGGTCCTGTTATTTCTCGATATGCCCCGCTCAGAAATCCCTCTGCCGGTCCATCATCAATAAAATGAATAAGCTGTCTAAGAACTTTGTGTTGCTCTGCTGTTATTCCCCCACTGCCACCAGCGACAAGATCCGACAAGGATGGCTCTCCAACTACGTTTTTGTCTTTGAAACGTAGATTTCCAGAGCCATCCATGCCGACGGCTATTTCCGTATCACTCCCTAAGCCAAACCATGATTCAAGGGTGCCGGATAATTTGTCCCAGAACCCCACCTAAACCCTATGGCAACGGTGTTACGTAGTGGACCAGCACCTTACCAGAACCGGCTGTGGATCCGTCAGAAGTAACTGTTACCTTCACAGGACCCTCTGTGCTTGAGGTGATAGGTGTTCTCTGTGGTACAGAGTACTCGTTCACCTTCTTTACGTTTGAATCACCTGTTGCCATGATTGTTTCGTCACTGGTACCGTCGATGTCCACCTGAATATTCGGGCTGCTGCCATCAAACGCGATTTCCACTTCGTTTGTAACCCTGGTCACTCTCGCCCCGTCAGGAACGCTAGTGGTGGAGGAAACAGGGGTACCGTTGTCGGAATAAGCATAAGCAACCTCGATTGTGAGATCGTGCCCCTGTTGGGTGGGAGTACCATCGCCCTTGAGAGTCCACGTGGCACCTTCCCGTCCATACAGACCATTCTGAATGAGACTTATCGTGCCGGTAACCGCTGACCGTGTGGTGAGGTGTGTTGCTACGTTAGATGGTAGAGTCTGGAGGGTGGTACCGTTGTCGTAGACAATGTCACCGGCCGTATAAGAACCGCCACTGGTATGACAGAAGCCGAACTTGTTGTTGTTGGCTCCTGGCGAAGGAGGGCTAGCGCCATCAAATGAAAATTCAATGTCCGCTATCCGGCCTCTTGCCATCAGCAAGTTGATCAGATCGTGAAGATCTGAACCAGATGAAGGAATGTCTTCTGCTCGAAGTTGCGTATACGCATCATTGGCAGAATTCCTTGCCTCGATAACCCCACTGCTGTCCCGCAGTCCCGGACCGTTTGGTCCATTCAGATGGAAGAACGATTCCAGCGTTCCTTTAATTTTTTCAAACCATGACATTTTCTACTCCTTCTCCCTTTCGGGATTAATTGAGATATACGATTACTCTAGCATAACCTTTGGTCGGTATTCCAGTTGGAAAATACACAAAAAGATTCGTTGCCGCATCGTATTGGTAACAATTGTTGACATTGTAATAATCTTCCACCGTTGGATGATTATCGCCTATTGCTTGCAGTCTTGCATGGGCCACGGGGTCACCAACCGTGATCCCTACGCCATCGTTGAAGCTTTCTATGATCTCTACAATGGTTTCTCGAACGATATAACCTTCGGGGACTCTCCCTAGCAAGATTGGACCTGGGTAATCAGAGTCAGAGATTTCGATGACCAGCGGCCTGGGCCGCAGGGCATCTAGTTGAAATCTCGATAGTGGGTTCCTTAGCTCCATCCACTCCTACTTACCTCCTGAGTCCCTCTGGGGACGGATCACTAAGGGGCTACTTCTTCTTCGCTGCTCTACCAGTGTTTTTAGCCTTGCCCTTGGACTTTGGTTTGGCCTTCGATTTTGACTTTGGAGCAGGTTTTTTCACCTCTGGTTCTGCGACCTTTTCCTCTGGTTCGGTTTCGGTATCTGATTCCGTTCCCTCTATGGGAGTGGGCTCATCACCAAACGGATCTGGATCCGTCTTTTCCTCTTTCGTCTCCACAGAATCGATCTTGGCCTTTGGCTCCGGTGGCTCTTCATCATCCACCTGTCTGGGATTGCGCAAAGCAGCAGTCGGTTTGTCTGCCAAAATCTTAGCCACTTGGCCAGCTATTAGAGCACGGGCTCCAGAACCTCCCTGGGAGGAACGGTGGTCGGCTTCGCTCTGGGCCAACTCCATTAATTCCTCCACGGTACCAACCTTGAACACGTCAAAGATCGGAATGTGAGGATTTCCCGGTTGATGGTGTTCCCAGGTACGGTCTTCGTGCCGTTTCAACAGTTCCTTGGCTTCCTCCTTCGTTATGATAACAAAAGGAGACGGGATGAACTTTTGTCCCTTGGTAGCATCACCAGCGGTATAGTGGCGTCCCAAGATGATGGTATTCCTCCGCAGGTAATTTTTCTTCTTGTTGTACTCTTTCATTCGAGCTGCGAAAATCATTTCGCCCATGGTTCGACTCCTTGCCCCGTCGTTTTGCCCTGTGATAATGAGAGAAGGGGCCGGGCACAGGGCAAATGGTCTGTTTTACCCCCGGCCCCTCTCCCAAGCCTTTCCCGGCACTCTAGTTCGAGATTACCAGGACTTCGAAAACTGTGCCACTAAGGTCAGTTGAGGCGGCTCCAACCCCGGCATCTGCACCATCTGCGATGTCGTTGACCCTGAGCAACAGCTCATCGCTTCCGATGTTGTTGCCCGCGACAAGCCCGTAGGCGGCTAACGCGGTTCCACCTGTGATTTCAAGAGAGGCCCCTTCGCCGACCTCATCGGTCTTGAAAGTCACCTGTGCTCCGTCATCGTAGGCGTGGATCCCGGAAATGGCCTCTAGGGATGCTGCCAACTGTGCTCTCGTAGTGTGAGCGCCGGACAGTGTCAACGTCGCCTCGTCTGCTCCGTTGAGCTTGTACAGAATGGTGTTGCCATCCTGGTCTGCCACTGGCCATGTCTCCACGTCGGTCTGGACAATGGCTGGCGTTTCGGTTACCTGGGTCTTGTAGGCGCCGCAGTTGATGGCGATAACCTCAATGGGGGTGATCTTCAACCCAACAGCGGCCTGCAGGGTTGCAACGAATCCAGGGGTTCCACCGTCTGGGTAGGTGGCATCGCCCGTGAATTTTATTTTATGGGCGTACGTTTGAAGGTTGGCACACAAGTCACCTTCTTTACGTTTCAAGACATTCGTAATCATTTGTTATTCCTCCTGGCCTATTGGCCTTCTTTTTTTCCGCTTCCAATCCACCTAATTAATTTCAGTTAATTAGGATGTGGGAACCTGCACGTTGGTACAACTTGCGGTTGCCTTTTCCTCCTCAAGTGCACAGCCCACTCTGTAGGAGAAGACCATGGTGGTGAGGCGAGATCGTGCTGAACGCTCGAACTCCAGGTAGATGTCTCTGTGCCAGCCACCGATGAACTGTTTCGGGTTCATCAGGATCTCGACGGTTCGGTTTGCGGTTCCCTCGTAGGAGGTCGGCCATCCCTGGATGTTGACCATCTGGATCCCCATGGGAGACGATCCCTTCTTTTTCTCGAGAAGAAGATCTCCGAGGGCGGTTTCTCTGTCAACGAGACTCTTCCTGTACTTGCGCTCTGTCTTGGCAGCGCCTAGGAAGCGCATGTTCATCTCGTCCCTGTCCAGGTACTTCTCGGGAAGAACGGACATTGTCTGTTCTGCCAGATCGACGGACCAGGGTTGTGCTGCGGCCGGTACGTTGTTTGACGTGATCAACTTGATCAAGCCGTTGAAGAGTGCGAGGTCAGGATCTGCGTCGTCGGTGTCACCCGAGACGAAGTTCTCCTGGACGTCCACTGCAATCTGAGCTCGCATGAGGGCTTCCACAACCTTCCAAAGCCCCTTCTTCTCCACGTTGTCTTCGATGATTGAATCATTGAGGGGAACCTCTGCCACCATCTCTTCGGTGGTGACACTCACCTCTGAGGTGACTGGAGCTGTCCGGTCCTCTTCGGGAAGTGCGGTTCCTGCGGCCACCGCATGGGCTACCCTGCCCACGATGGTGATCTTGGGAATCTTCATCTCGGGCTCCGGCATTTTTACCGTTCTCATCATCCGAAGAAGAGGAGCGTCGGCAGCCGTGTCTTTGATGAATTTGGTTGCTACGTTCGGTGGCAACTTCCCACCGTTGTCCAAATCTCCAAGCGCCATTTGGGCTTTACGGAGGATTTCGTTATTGCTTTGGGCCATTTCTAATCTCCTTTAACTTTCTCAAGTGGTGGCGACAAATCGAATAGATTGCTCTCTTCTCCCTGTTCCTCCTGGCCCTTTGCAGTCTGAATGATTTCCCTGGTTTGGAGGGACTGAGACATTCCGATTGCTGTGCTCACCCTTGACTTTTTTGCCTTTTCCTTTTTTAATTCCTTCTTCAAACGCTGGATTTCGGCGGCCTGATCGGATGCCTGCTTCTTGAGCTCGGCCTTCTCCGTATCTACCCTTTCCGGTTCATCCTTACCGACCTCGTTCTTTGGACTGCTTGGACCATTATCAACGGATGCCTTTTTAACAGCCTCTATCGCCTGGAGTGCCTGTTCCTTTAACTCCCGAGCCTTGGCGAGAGCTTGTACACGGGCAAGCGTTTGCCGTGATTTCTCGAGCCCGGTTTTAAAATCGGCGACGAGGTCGGTTCCCTGTCCCGATTTAGAAGTCGTTTCGTTGGAAGGCTCCCCTTCAGGCGATGCTGGTGGACTGCCTGCATCTTCATTGGTATCGTCTTCTTTTCCTGTATCTTCTTCATCTTTGGCCAACCTGGTTTTTAGATCGGCTGGAAGTAATTTATCGATTTCATCTTCGGGGTCATAGGACACGTCGATATCCTCGGCTAGCGCAGCCCGAACAATCCTTTCGTATATCCTGGCCTTGCTGGTGTCCTTCGAATATGATCCGTGATTCCCTTTGAAACGTGATATAGCGTTCCGTATACGTCCCGCGTCCCGAGTATTGGCTGTGTACCCTAGAGGATATTTAAGGTTCACTGGATCGCCGTACAGGGACTCCGTGGTGGGATCCCCGCTTGGGTAGGATAGGTTTGCACCGGATTCAAGGGCTTCAATGCCATATTTTTGTGCCCTGGTCTGTTGTGCCGCCCTTTTATCCTCATCCGAAGCGTCTGAGCCAGGTACAGCCTTAACAGTCTCTTCATCTACCTTTACCAATAACCACTCTTTATGACCGTTGGCTCCCATGTTAACCAGGGAAACTTCTTCGGTATCCATAGAGACAAGACGCTTTTTCGGTTTTTTATTTGTGCCCATCTGCTATTCCTCCGACCCGTCTTCTTCGAGATATTCAACCTGAGCAGTACCACCCACTGAAAACGCCCCCAGGGTTCCGTCCTTGGCCTTCTTCCATAGGAGATCATCGTAGATTCTCAACCGCAGCACCCAGGAACCCTTTCTAATGGTGTAATTTTTGGTTCCCTCCTCAATTACGATATCAGACAAGGCTACGTAGCTTTCAAGAACGGCTACCTTCTCGGACACATCTAACTGATGCATTAAGCCGATCTTGCCACCCTTTTCCATCCAGCCCCAAGCTGTGTTCTTAACCGCCTCTTTGCTGTAAATGTCACCCTGGGTATCAGGGGACAGCGGGGCTCCGTCTTCGCCGTCGTTGGGTTCGAGAACCACAGAAAGAACGGTGCGTTCCTCCTCTTCTTCCTCGGTACCCTCCACCTCGCCGGCCACCTTGATCATTCTGGATTCTGCACTTCCAGGAACGATCTTTATGCCACGCTCGGCGATCTCCCTGTTTAGTTTTTGGAGCTCTTCGTCAACAGCCTCGTCCGTACCCTTTTTGAGGTTTGGTGCTACCTGTTTTTCGACCAGTTCATCTTCCGGGGTAATCAAACACCCGTCTACCTGGCCGATTCTGGTAGCTGTCGTCCCACCGTTGGGAACACCTACTTCGTTGCCGGAGAATTTCTCTGCGGCCTTCTGGATCAACTGCTCAGGATCTCCATCTATAAAAACGATGGTGTTACCTGATTCATTGATCCCTCTGTAAATGTCCAACATGGCTCCTCCGGGTTACGCTTCGTCGTCTGCGGTATCTCCCAACGGAGGTGACAGATCGTCCATGATCCCGTCGTCAGCATCGATATCCGTATCGGTATCAGCGTCGGTGTCGGTGTCCGAATCGGTATCAGTGTCAGAATCTGTGTCGGTATCAGTGTCCGAGTCAGTGTCGGTATTGGTGTCCGTGTCTCCGTCCTGATCTCCCTCGCTCTTGTTGTACTTGGCGTACTCAGCAAGCAATATTTCTTTGGCCTTGGCCACTACGTTGTCGTCGTCCTTGGCTATGGCGATGTTTGCGGATTCCAAAGCATCCTCGACTTTCCAATAGCCAGCGAAGGCGTCCCATATCTCATCCCTCTCCACTTTGCCATCGGTGGATTCGAACTTGGCCTTAAAAGCGTTTAACTTGCTAATATAGCCATCGAGCATTTCCATTGCCATTCCGAAAGCAATACCGGTGGCTTTTGCTACCAAATCCGTGTCCGCATCGGTGTCGGCATCCGTGTCCGAATCTGTGTCCCCGCCTGAATCGGTATCGGTGTCGGTATCGGCGTCGGGCTTGTCAGATTTGGCCAGGGAGGTGATAGCCTTGGTCAAGGCATCCAACCTGTCGTTGATGCCCTTTACAACACCCAGATCACCTGCCAGGGTTTCCTCTTCTTCCATCTCAATAACGACCATAGCCTCGGGAAGAAGTAGAGCATCCATGTCCTTGGACAATAGAGCCTCTGAGACCAGGAGGTTCGCTTCCAGAGCCTTCGCTAGTTCTGCCTGACCCGCGGGATCGTTAGCGACCTTCAAGGTTTGCTCTTGAATTATTTTCTGAGCCTTCTTGAACGGAACTGCTGTCTTTTTGATTTGCATCCTTTTATCTCCTTTTATTGTCCCCTCAGAATAAATCTGTCCGCGGGGGCATATACGATACCGGCCATTTCAGCCCTTAAAGCTCGGGGCAGTCGAACTCGAAGGCTGGCTACTGACATGTTATAGTCTCCCAACAAACGAAGGGCGACCTTGAGCGCAATATTGAAACGATGGCGGATTGCCATGTTCGTTCTCTCAATTGGTTTACCCTGTCTTTTTTCATCCTCATCAAAACTTTTGTCGATCGCTTCGTATATCGCTACCGTAGCACGTTTTATCTGGTCATTGTCAAGCAAAAGTCCCCTGAGTAGTTCCTCGGGGGTCTTTCCTCGAATTATAATCTCCATGCCATTTGCCCTTTCTTTTACGGATAGTCAACCCCTTCCCAGTCTACCCAAACCCCTATTGATGGCAGAACTACTGATAATCCACCAAGCCAACCCCAAAATCCAGTCCAATACTTGACCGGACCCTGGGGTGAGGTTGTATCTGCTAGAGACATTCCCCTGGATACAGTCACCAGATCTCTGATTCTTTTTGCAGTATCAGCATTATCCCCCACTTTTTGAACATTACCCTGGGCAGTTATGGGTCCAACGCCTGAGAATTTGACCTCGGCAACCAGTTCGCCATCTTGTTTCAACGGTATTTTCACACGAACTGCCCTTCAATGTAAGAAGCGATGAATCCAACATGGTCAGGATTCATGTCCCATAGTAGCGCGAGCCGGTCCTCCTGTCCATCTGTTAATGCGGAATTGCCTATGGACGACCAATCGTTTGCCTCTGGTGATCCACCAATAACATCCCAGGGACCAACGGCTTTGACGCTATCGGTGTTCCCATACACCCGACCACATCTCCAATCAGAATTGCGAATAGGTATGAAAACGTCACCGGTTTGAGTAATCAGATTTCCCCCAATACATGATCCATTCCTGGCAAGCACGCCAGCCCTACCGTTCTTTCCAAATGTGTCCAAGTACTTCGTTACAGTTTCGACAATTATCGAGTCGGCCCTCTGGGTACCAGACCTCGGCAAAGTAAGAACCTTTCCATCCCAAGAACCCTTCGGTCTCACCTTGTTGGATGTATCTTCGATCACCCTGGGGAACTTCCTTCTGGCTATGGTTTTTATGAGACGGTCCCCTAACACCGACTTGAGAAGTTTAATGATCTTCCGTTGCTCACCATAGAACATGTCCCCCTGCTCCCGGTCAGACAATCTGATTTCAGCCTTTTCTAACACGGTGCCACCGGCCCCTTTTCTTATGGCGTTTTTCAACACGGTGCCTTTTTGTTTTTGGGATAGAGTTCTCCCGGCGTTGCTCCTTATTGCTTCTGTAACCTCGTTTTGTAATTGCTGAATAGCCCTGGTCGTTCTCTCTTTTACCTGATCGACCAGATCCTCCTCCGCGAGTAGACCGTCTCTTACATAGGGATCCCCAGTAGCCGGGTCTTTGTATCCAACCTCCACCGGTTTTGTCGGTTTGGGTTCTTTAATTAGTGTAAATGGACGGTCAACGGGTCTGTTTGCTTTCAAACCGGTCAACCTGGCCAAAGTATACACCGTCTGAGGTATCGGTGACGGACCCTGAATAGATCTTGCCATGTAATTTCGAGGCACCTGAAAGCTTCGAAAGACGGGAACCGTGGTGGTTCTACAGAGGTGGTGATAAGGGGGCATCCCGATTGAGGCAGCCGATGGCAGGTTGCGACCGGATATGAACTGTCGGTGAACCCCACGGTCGTCCAATCTACCATAGCCGGATCGTACTATCTCCGCCAGTTTGTCCCCACGTGCTGTCACAAGCTCCTTGATGCCCTGTTCGTTTCTCTGTACATGAATGAACGGGTTAGTGGTGTAGATGTCCTCTGGGGATTCCATTTCGGCGGTGGCGTTTATCACTTCCGCACACCCCTCTACACTGATTATCTGACCGTCCATGAAACGGCACTGCTCTGTTGTTCTTTGGTCCAGCACCGCTGTAATCTCTAGTTCTTGGATCCCGGCTTCCTGGTAAGAATTAACCATGGCAACGGATCGTGCTCTGTTTACCGCTACCGATGCACAGACCTGGGCGTATTGGTTGCCGTACTTGTTCCACAGATCGGGCATGGCTAATTTTAGTTGATCAGCAATGGCCTGCTTCCCGAGTCCATCCCGAAGTCCAGCCTGCACTATCTCTCGCCCCCTTGCGGTGAGGTTATCCGCTCTCCTTCCTGTCATATCCCTGAGAAACCACCCCTGCTGCGTAGATACCGCCCCAACAGCCTTCTTGTCTGCTCCGGTTAGGCTACCAGATATTCGAGGAAGAAACGCCTGTCTGAGCCATTGTCGTCCGTCTCTGGCGGAGCGTTGGCCATATATCTCCACACGTTGTACCCACGGTTTGACCAACGGTTCAACATTGGCGTTACGCAGTACCCTCTCAGCCTTAGCAAAAGCTTTCCTGATGTCCTTTTCTGTGTCCCAGTTAATCCCCTCTAACTGCTCCAAGAACTTCTTCAAGTAAGGTGCCACCCACTTGCGATCCTGGTAAGCCAGTTCGTTTGCCAACTGGTTGGAGATGCTGGTTATCTGTTCCCCTGGTCGGGCTACCTTGCACAGTACGATCCCGTCATGATCTACTGGAGCACCGTCGGCATTGCTATCTATCTTCTCGAGCTTCTCCCAAATAACCAACCCGTTTTCATTCTTTGCTACCGATTGAACAACAGTGCCACCTCCCTTGGCCTTCAACCTGGCTTTGGCCATGGTGGTTCCCCTGGGTAATACGGTCAACTTGCCATTTAGTACGCCCAGTCTTTGGGCCTGCTTGGGTAGGTCTTTTGAGTTCGTGGTAGTCTTTGCTGTCTTGAAGTTCTTGCCCAAATCCAAATGAAATTTTGGAACAACAAATCCCCCGGTCTCGTGTGAGAATCCTATTTGACAAAGGTCACACACTATTTAACTCTTTGAAGGATAAAAAACGCCTGCATTGGAGAGCTGTTCAGAAAGTTCTGGCGATTCCGTTCTTTCCTCCTCCTCCTCCTCCTGTATCTTCCCCGACCGGATCCTGAACGTAACACCACACCATTGCTTGCAACTACATGTCAACGGTGTCGTTACGGTTGGAGTTCCCTTCTCACCTTCCACTTTACCAGCACGGAACTGCGTAGCATTACAATATGGGCATCTGAATATTAATTGACCAGACGGCTCGCCCTTATTTGTTCTGCAGACGATTATTTCCCCAGGTGCTATTCGGCTACCTTGCAGCTTGGTTTTCTCGGATATTACAAAATTGCCTTTATACCTCATGGCTCTACCCGGCAGATCTTAGTGGCTCATCAATACCAGGTACCATGCCGTCAACAGCACCTACGGACTGTTCAATCTTTTGTTGTAAATCCTCAACACGAGTAAGCACCCTCTCATATTCCTGGCGTGCTTGAGATTGGTCTTCTGGGCTTACGGTGGAGGTCCCGTCCCCGCTTATCTGGTTCAGTGTCATAGCAAATGGTATCTTGGCCCATTCCTCTTCTATGGGATCGAACGGTTCGTTTAGCCAGGTGGAGAACAACAACCTGACCTCGTTTGGTGAGAACGCACCGGCCTTGATACCGACAGCCAGAGCCTTGCTCATGGTTTCGATATCGGTACCCACGGGAGACAGGCTTTCAAAATGTACAGCGTAGCAACCAATGGCTGGTAGCAATGTACTATTCACCCACCTGTCAAATGCTCTTCGAAGTGGGCCATACACCTGGCGATCCGCTTGGAACAATACCGCCCAGGCTGTCGCCCTGTTCAAATCCGATGGCACCCTTCCCGTGAGTATAGGTGACTGTCGAAACGACGACGTGAGACCGTCTTGGTTGTCCTTGGTGTACTTTGAGAACGTTGAGTCGCCTTTCTGATGCTCGGAAAGATTAATCCACTTCATTTCTGGCACTTCTGGTTTGTCCCCAGGGCGTCCGGTACCGGCCGCAGTTGCCTGTAGAATCAGAAGACGATTGTGGTTTTTTGCTCCCTTGTGTTTCTTGGTAAGTTGTCCTTTTATCCGTTGAACGGATTTGTCGTTCAACTGTCCCCCACCTACTAGCAACGCTGATTCGGGAATGGCGTGGTTCTCGAAGTAGCTCAGATTGCTCTCTGCGGCTGCTCGGTTGCCAAAAATACTAACGATCCAACCCGGCCAACGTATCATTCCCGCAGGTGTGTGTGGACTCTCAACGGCAAAATAAAAAACCTCCGTGGCAGGTTCAGCTTTTGGATTTTTCGCCTTCATCACGTCTTCGGCGGACATTACTTCTTCGTATTCACCATCACCGACTTTTTTAAACTTGGCCTCAAAAACCTCCCCCGAATCCCGGTCCATAGCCCTGGGATCACCGAACTCTTTAAAGTACCTGGTCTTTCCAGATTCCTTTTGTACATACTTTCGGAACATGATCGATTCGGTCACGGTGGTGGTTGACACCTCCGATATCCACTCCATCCGCTCAACCTTGACCCGTGTACCATCGTCGCTCATCGGCAGGATAGTGTTGCCCGGCATGTGTTCTAGACGTCGCACCCTGTTCTTGCTGTCCCGGAGCACCTCCCAGCAAGCATGACCGATTACCTCTTCGTCTACACGTTTCTTTTCCCGCAACCATTCCCAGGTGTGTTTCGGTGAACAATTGGCAAACCAAGTTTTGGCAATGTGGGTTTCTCGTCGTATCTGGGCAGCAAGCTTTTTGGCCCTGTCTTTTATCTCCTGCTCGGTCGGTGGTTCCACGTCGAGTTCATCAAGGGGTCTACCTTCATCGTAGGCCACCTCTAGTTCATCAGCAAATTTCTCAGCCTCAAGGATCTCGGTTATCTTTTGTTCGACCTCACGTTCTTTGGTCAGATCTATTTTGGGCTTGATGATGTGTCCGTTTCCCTCAATGTTGCAAACGTAGGCGTCCACACACTGGCGAAGTGTATCGGATATTTCGTGAAGAAAAAGCAGCGAATCCAAATCAAGAACAGGATCCACGGCCCCGAGCTCACCCCATTCTCCGGACCGCTCTTCGATAATGTTGGAGGCTTCTATCTCTGTCTCAACAGCTCCCCCTATCACAAGAGCTTTAATCATAGCCTGTTTGACTGTTAACGGATCATGTCCATCAAAATCACGCTCCGATTTTTTTGTCCGCCTTCTTTTTCGGCTGCCCATTGAACCCTCCGTTAATTACCGCTGACCTCTGCGACAACTGTTCCGCTCACTATTGAAGTTGTGTTCAGGCGGATTCTCCTAAATGAGTTGTCGATTGCCTGTGGAGCATCACCATAAGCCATTATTTCTTCCCATATGTCCGTGATGGCCCCCATCCCCCTGGACCCCTCTACTTTTCCCACGGGAGTGTCTGCCCCTGTCACGTCTACGGTTACCCCGACATTTGTCCAGGTGGCAATGTCCCTAAAAGCACCTTCTCCCGGTGCGTCACTTGTTAATTTGTGTCCACGGATCGTCATATAATTCCTCCTGTGTCGAGAACTTCGATGTTCATCTCATTGTCATCACTATCAGACCAACGGTCAAGAAGATAGAAGATTATCTTAGATAGCCCCTGGGAAAATGCATCTGTCATATCGTCGTGGTCTGCCAAGGGGAAATCGACAAGCTCGTTATACAAAGAGCCCCGGGAATGGTCAAACCCTTCCCACTCCGGGTCCAGCTTGTGTGAGAATATCACCTGGCCGTTCTCCACCATTGGCGTGACGTTCATAAGTCTTTCGTATTTTGAACCCTGCCCCGTTGGGTTCACCGGCTCGATTATCCTTCCGAGCTCTGGCCACCGCTCCTCACATCTCATGTCCAGATTTGCCTGACCTACTATCTCCATGAAGATGCGCCATGGTTCATATCTGATGTATTCCTTGTAAACCATCTTTTCTTGCTGGGCAGGTCTCAGACGCGCATGCCAAGCGTCAACCACGTACACCTTGCGGTTGAACTTATCCACAGCAAAAACAACCGATGCATAATAGTCGTTCGATTCTTTTAGCTTGGTTGCCAAGTCGTAGGATACCACCCAGGTCAATGCCTTTGGATCCAGTCCCAGTTCTCTCAAGTTGGCAAACTCGATCCAGGCTTCCTGAATTGGTTTTGTCTTCTCATCTTGTGGCTGGTTCTTGTAGCCCCTGGCCCACGCCGCTGAACTCAGTTTCTTGCGTTTTAACCTAAGTGCCCTTTCGGACCATCTACCCGGCCACATGGAGCCAAAGTCGTCCGGTATTGCGTAAAATAACGTGTGATACGCACCGGTTTTCATCATCTTGTGACTGTTATCGTCCCGGTGCCACAGGGTGCAAATGTAGATGATCTGCGAGGTATCATCCACCATATTCAACCAGTCATCTTCCCATGCTTGGGTTACCTTCTCCCTGTTTGCCGGTATCGTCAATGAATTACGACGCCCCACAACGTCGTCCGCTATCAATAAGTCCGCTCGAGAACCAGTACAGCCGGTCAAAACACCCACTGCCTCTATGCTCGGTTCCTTGTCGATAATGGACCTGCGAACCTCGATCATGCCCTGATCCCATTTACGACCCGGTTTTAAATGAGGAAATACCTCGTGGACCCGTTTGTTTCTCTCAATATGGTCCTTGACCTCTGACAACCGTTTGCGAGCTGTTTTGTCGGTCTCAGCGGCTATCTTGATCCGTAGGTTGGGATCCTTCCCTAATCGCCAGACCATATAAGCAACGATGATCGCCGTCTTACCATGAGACCTCGGTGCGATAATCATGGTGTTCTGATGATCTTTAAATGCCTGGATCCATTCCTCGTGAAACCACTGAACCTCAAAAGGCTCCCTGGTTTCCGTGTCAACAAAGCAATATTCTAGAAAGGCTCCGAAATCTTCCAAGCACTGGGACAGGTGTAACCGTCGAAGACGCTCTAGCCTGAGATCGATTATCTCTGCCGGTCCTGTAAGTTTCTTTTTATTTAAGGATGGAACAAAATCGGTGAGCAGGTGAAGGTGTCTTACGGGTGGATGAAAGTCGGGATGTAATCTGCCGACTTTTGTGTAGTCAATCGCGTACTCAGCCATGACACACCACATGGACAAAGAAAGGATATGTGGAGTCCGCCCCCTTGGCCTCAATTCGCTCCACCTTCCAGCCTTTATCTGACACGGTCTTAAGTATCAGTTCCTCCGATGGTGGACCGTCTACCCCGTTTATAGAGCCTTTACACACCAAGCACCCCGTCGGCCCCCTCGTGAATACCAGAACCTGATGTGCCTTCCTGGTGAAACGGGGAGTCTCTATGCTCGGCATCTGAGGAAAGAGTGTCTTCTGATCGCTCACCTCTCGATCTCCTGCCTCCCATTGATCAAAAACCCCCTATCTTCCCATGTCTTTACAAATTCGTCGAAGTTGGGATTCACAGCGCAACTGAAATAATCTACCAGCCCAAGATTCTCTTCGGGCCAGGTATGTAGACTGGCATGAGAATCAGCCAACAGAACCACCGAAGACAGTCCTATGGGATCAAATTCATGCTTCGTACACCCCACCACGTGTCCACCTGCCGCATGTACAGCATCCAGAAGTGTGTTGTACATTAGGCGCTCATTGCCAATCATATCGTCTTCCGCAAAAACCTGCATCATAAGATGTTTCGTGGTCAACATGTCTAAATTATTACCAGAGAACAGAGCACCGCGTCCATTATTGGGAACCAATGACAGACAGACACCCCTTCTTTTTGAATGATTTGTTTGACCATTTGCTCACCCTCTACCGATTAGATTAACATTCTGGGGGAGGTGTCGCAAGATCCAAAAGCAACGACCACGGTTAGCAAAACCGTGGCCGTTTGGAGAAGGGAAAAACTAACGCATGAACAGAAAAAAGATCCTCTCCACAGTAAACCAAAAAACAAACCTCGTCAACTCTATGGAATACCAGCCCTCTTCATAAAGGCGTGTTGCTCACCCTCTGACAACCCAGGGTAGACCCTCATTAGAAATACGTGGGCGAACTCATGCCCAATAAGAGACCGAGTGACGGGCATGTTCTCTGGTAGGTACTCCACCTCCATCCATCGTCCCCTGGCTATGCCCCGGCTCTTTTTCCAGCCAGCAAGCCCAGTCATCCCCTTCGGTCTCAGTGTCATAAATATATAGGGCTCAAAAATCTTGAGGGTAAAGTGGTTCTCGACTGCGTTTAGCTTGCTCCTTACTTCGTTTGCTATATCGTGTACACCGACAACAAAATCTCCCTTCCTGGCTATCTCAAACATAATGTGATACCAATTCTCGCTCGGAATCCTTTGGTCAAGTCTCCAGTACCAATAGCCATAATAAACTGGTACCACAGCCCTGACCTGCCTAAGCACTCGCCACCTTGCCCACATTTCGGCTGCTAGGGCTCCAAGACCCACAAGACCCAGGCCCAAGCCTGTTGTCGCCAAAATGATCTTGCCTACTAGTTCACCGACACCAAAGACAGTTCCCACCACGGTCAGAACGGTACCCACCACGGTGAAAACAATCCAAATCAGCATCGTATTCTTCCACAACTGGTATGGACCTTCATTCATATCCAATCCTTTCGACCATTTGCGTTTGAGTATGCTGGATTCTACCACATAAGATGACTGGATGTCTGTTGAGAGGAACACACGCCGGCCCCACAGTGTGTGACCGGGCTCCTTTGCTTGTTCTTAGCTTCAAAAGGGTTGTGTCAATCAATCAAAACTTCTGGCTGTTGCCATTGGTTAATATGTACCACAGCCAAGCAAGCAGATCAAATATCAGTCACCTGCCGGTGGTACCGGTGGGCCTCTCCGTAGTTCCGAAGGCTTTCTTCGCTTATAGCTGTTGGAAAAACCGTGGTGATATTCCACAGGGTGTGCGGATACCGGGTGATTCGAACCTTCTTACCCTTCACGGCGTATCGGGTGGGCAGCCAGCACTGATAGTGTGTTCTCCCGTCGTCCGTCTCGAGCGAGCATTGCTTATAGTAAACAGTTTTCATAGGTCTGACCATAAAAGCGGCCAGGTAAACACCACGATCAAAAAGGACAAGAATAGAGCCACTACACAGTTCCATGGGAACGGAAGCCTCGCCGGGAATCCCTGAATGATTTTAGGGTTGAAGTGGCGCACCGCCCACAAAAAGAACACCAAACCTGCAAACAGATACATGCTGAGAATTATTATAATAAACTGCATGCTATTTCATTCCTGCTTGTATCGAAGGTGTCTTTTTTGGTCATTACAAAATGCCCGGTAATTGGTGCAGGGCCAAAAAAAAGTCTTGCTGTAGTCCCATGCATGAGAACCTCCAAACCTAATCCAAACACCTGGAAACTTATCGTCGTCAAAGCAAAACTCCACGACCTTTACCCATCCCATTGGCCCGTGTTTTCGCCATACTTCTCCGATCTTCATTTTTCTTCCTTAGTCATCTACCTATCGACACCCTCCGCGTAGAGCTCTTGCAGGGTTTTGTCCTGCTTCAGTTTACCCATGGCACTCACTTCTAATTGACGAATTCGTTCTCTGGTTAGATTAATGATCCCTCCTGTGTTCTCGAGAGTAAGATCCCCCACCTCGTCAGCTATATCCAGAGCACAAGACTCCTGCATATCCCACGGTTCCAGATCTGGGAAATTGTACTTAATAGAACCGGTCTCTTCGTTTACGTCCAGGTAGAGATTGTGAATACACCCAACAAATGGACACGGCCTGGGAATATCGGCACACTCGGATCTATTTTGGGGACGTCTTATTTTCTCAGGGTATTCGGTTTGACCTTTTTTAATAGACATTTTTGTCATTTTTTTGGCTGGTACCGTAACAGGACGGGCGGATCCCGGCTGTTGCCGCAAATCACGCCGAGCCACCCTGACCGGCCTACCAGTTACTTGTCACTTCTGTGGTATCGGTTCTGCCCCCACTTGCTTAATTCTAAATAACCGCTTCCCGTCTTTGTATTTGGTTTCAATCGGTGGGTTTTTGGTCTGGGCTAACCTTATTAGAGACATTCTGATTATGTCTTCAATCCTACTACTTCCAGACGTCTCTTTCTCAAAGAGACCTCGCCTGATCCCATCTTCTGTCACCTTCATAGCCGTTTGCCACTTGTCCTGATTCTCCCCCAATATTTTCATGATGGGCTCAATCCGTGACTTCCGGTTTGAAGACTTTGTGACCTTGCGATTCTTGGGCGACCGCTTGTATCTCCTGGATTTGGTAGCCGGTGCAGATTTCTTTTGAAATTCCGTGGCATCTTTTGCCCCGGCATCACTGAGCAACTCGCGGAGAAGTTCCAGCTTCTCTTGCACCGAGTGTAGCTGGCCAAGGATCTTTGCCTCTTCTATTTCAAGTCTTCTTATTTTTTCCTGGATCCGTTCTTTTATTTCCAACATGTCCTTCCCTCCAAATTCCGGTATCTTAAAATTCCTATAGATCAGATAAATCATCTGCCCGACTACTACACTTGGCACAACGACCATTCTTTTCAACCTGGTTGTAGCCTTCGTGATAGATTGAACTAAAGCTAATCCCACAGTCCCGACAAGTGTTGCTGGGCGCCAGTACCTTTACCCCGACCCGATTATCCCATCGACGAACAGCCTCTTCAGATGTCTTACATTTTGGCCCTTGGGCCTGACACTCATTACAGACAACAAAGTGTTCAAACTGATGACATGTGACCCATGTATTCAAACACGCACAAAAAGGACATGGAAGGGGTTCGCCACTCATTATTCGTCCTTCTGTACAGTGAACTTCACCGTGTCATCTAGGATGTCCTTCACAGGTTTTACCCTCTGTTCTCCCGCCGATGGCGAAATCGGCAACCTGGCTTCGAGCCCACTGGTAGTCATAGACGGTACCAGGTGAGACTTCGCCGCAGGGAGCCCCTCAAAGGCAAAAGGAACCCCACATTCGGCACAGGTAATCGATACCGATAAACACCGGCCCACCACCGGCCCTTCGTCTTTTTCGGTAATGTCGTTCACCACGGCATGAAGATCAAAATCCCTGTGTTGACACTGGGATATATCTTTCAAATGTATGACCTTCCCGTTTATCTTCTTTTTCTTTTTGCTCATGCGGTTCTCTCTTGGATCTCTGCTGCAATTGTAGCAACGATGGCCTGCATCTGCACTTCCAAAAATTCCACCTGTAATGCCGTTGTCACCGCATTACGGTGGTGCTCTAACTTGTGTGCTTCCAACTGACACCGCATGGCAAACTCCTCTGACCAGGAAAGTTCGTGTCTCTTTTTGACCGACGCTGCCAACTTCTCCATGGACCCTTCTGCGGCAGCGCATAGCCGTTTGTATGCCCGTTTGGACCTCTCGGTGGTGAGCCCGTTTAAAATGTCCTTGTCTATCATGGTCTGTTCCTGTCTAGCATTTGCTCACGCTGGTCAAAATACTCATCTGCCACCCGGTCCATTTCCAGGTCGGACATGAACTCGGCCTGCTCTATCAGGTACTCGGGGTCCACCTCGTGCTCGTCCCTGCACTCCTCCATACACTCAACCCCGTTTGAACAATACATCCTTCGGCACCTAAACATGGTGTTCCTCCAAATATCGGATAGTCCCTCCATTTATTGACTTCCTGGCTGATAGTAACCGGCGTGCAAAATGTACACACCTTGGACACAATTGAGAACTGAGATCTTCGGTCATTTTCACAGGGTGTGGATTAAGCAAATGTAATCCAGCCCGCTTCACGTAGTCTTCTTGCTTTTTGCAAAGAGTATCCCAGAACTTCCGCTGATATCGTAACATGACCAGATTGTCAGCACTGGTCAATACCAGGTGTATTCTAGAACTCTTCTGTCCCTTTTTGTTTTTGGATTCTCCCAAAAGCAAAACAGGTGGGGTTTCCTTGAGCAGACGTTGAAACTCCTTGTCTGTTAACACTGGCGGTCTCCTTTGCTATAGGTCACTGTCTTCCGGTTCCCCTCCGTCTTATACTTGTATGACACGATCCTTTCTATGTCAACTGACCTTTTTACTTTTTCTTATTTTTTCTAAATTTCTCAAACCAGAGCAATTCAGCCTGGTACGCCATGATTAAAACGGCGTCGGCTGCGTCACTGGGTAAATCCATGCCCCACCTGGCCTTCACCAGGAATTTGGCTGCTCTCTTTCTGTCGTCGCTCTTGCCACTATAGGTGTTAACTAACCCCTTGAGCATCTTCCCTTGCCATTTGGAGGCTAGGACCCAGGTGAAAGGGATCCCAGCCAGTAGCAAAGCCTCCTCCCATCTGCCAGCCAGTTGAGCTGTCCTTATTACCGATCTAGGATTTCTTCTGTCACCCTCGTCCAGGTATTGCTGTTCTATTACCGCCAACCCGATAGGATACCTGCACAACTCCTTTACGAGCCCCGTAACTGGCTTGTCTCGGGTTTTTATTACTCCCCACTCCAACACACGGACCTTTGCCTCTACGGAGCCCACGGCCCAGCCTGCGTTTAACCCAGGGTCGATCCCGAGTACAGTACCGAATTCCATCTAGTATCCCTGGCACCAAGAACAGAGAGAGGCGTAAAGATCTTCCTTGTATCGACCACAGTTGGGACAGGTGGGTTCTGGTAATCCCTGTTCTAACTCCTCGTCGGCCAAGTCATAGCTGTCCCTATGATCATGACCCTTGTGTTCGTACTTGAAAGTGCTACCTCCGGATTGCTTAGTCACCCTTGCCCGTCGGCGTTCCTTTCTCTTTCTCTTCTTCCTGTGACTTTCTTTGCTCAAGAGTTTCTCCTTCGTGTATAATATAGGGATCCCCTGTTGCACGATATCCCTCGCCTAATCCCCATTTAGGACAAGAACACCACTGTTCCTTCGGTACACCTTCTTCAACCACTTCCAAGCCTTTGATTTTTACGAACCACGTAGCACTATGTCCATTATGACATTCTACGGGAACAGCAACAGTCAACGTCCTAAGTTTTGCCATTATTCAATAACCTGTGCACTGTGTTCCCTGGTTGCGAAAAATTCCTTCAAAGAAGGCTCCCTGTGCATCAATAATCGAGCATATAACGCTGTGTAGTTGTTGTTCAACTTAAATTCGGAACCAGCCGTCTTTCTGGCCTGCTTCCACCGGAGCACCTCAAACAATCCCTTCATGCCATACCTCTCGTGACCTGCGGCATGAAGCTCCATGGCCATCTTGCGAAGCTCTTTGTAGATCCACGGGTTGTCCCGGTGGAATTGAATGAACTTTTTGGTAATCCTTCCTTCGTTTACAGCCATCCAAAGCGGAATGTAATCACTTGACATTGCCCTGCTCCTGTAGCCATTCCGTGTATGCGTTCACGGTTTCAGCATTGTGTCTCTTTTCGCCTGCCAGCTCTGGGTGCTGTCCAAAAAACTCAGACCGCTTTCTGAGGCTCCAAATAATAAAGCCGGCCATTTTCCCCCCTGGGTAGGTTTCCCTATCCTGTTCCAGCATCTGCTCAGGCGTGTTCCCGTGGTCTCTACAGTAGCAGAGATACCATGGGTTCCAGTCCTCCCTCGATACGGCTTCACCCTGATTCATTTGGGCACGACCTTCCGACCATTATCTTCAAAACCGAGGAGGGTGTTCGTCTCGTCACAATACTTGGCGGCTATCGCCCCCCATGATTCCTCGTCTACACCAAAAATTCCGTTAATGATCCCAAGTAGACCCACGTGCCATCCACCAAGGATCCCGTCACTACCAGTTGGTGCCACTTGAATACTCGGGTCCTTGGAGAGGGCACAGTTACACTTCACCCTATTGCGGACCAGCTTTGAGATGGCATCTGGGTCTGCCTCGAAAGCCCTCTGGAGCACCTTGACGGCGTGTTCCACCGTGGCAATACGACTAGGGTTTTCACCATTGAGCACAGCCACTATTGCACATGCCTGTCGATAGGATCGGTCGGTTTCGAAGTGGTCGTCACAGATCTCGAACGATTCCTTGGCGTGTACTCCCTTCTCGCCAGTTTCCTGATTTACCACGTCTGGTAGCCAAGCGTTCCTCTTCCACTGTTCAACCGTACATTCCAATTCACGTTCACTCGGAACCCTCTCGGATGTGTCCCATATTTCCAACCGAACTTCCATTCCTGCATCATCCTCGAGATAGATGTGGGTTCCATAATATTTCCCCTTCAGGGGGGATAGTGTAGCTCTCATTCGAATATCCTTTCTTTTAACTCTGGCTGTGATAGCCCACAAGTACAATGCCTAGATTCGTGGCCACACCCTACACAGACGTTTCGAATTAAGATCATCCTCATCGGTTCCAAGTCTCCCTTGAGATAGAGAGGATGTTTGGGATGTCCGTTCTTGGTCAGCCCCAAGTGGGAAAGCTTGATATTGTCTTTTACCAACGACCGTGTCACCTCATAACCACGGTCCATGTATTCACCATGAGACCCCCAAGCGCAGATCACACATTGACAAAGCTGGCAGACTTTAAGAATGATGGAATCGTTTCTAAAACCCACCGGACCCGTATTTGACATCATTTACTTGGGGTCAGTGGCTCTCAAGGCAAAAAGATTGATCATATAAACACCACCGTATCCCCACTTCTTGGCGTAACCAACACACCTCCGGATCGTTGGATCGTCGGTGTTCTCATCTGCCGTCGAAGGTTCAGTCCAATAAAGGCCACACACGGCTTTTCTGGATCCCAGATTCTCCAGAGCGAATATCGGTATTTTCTACACTCTGAGAAATGAGCACCCGCGGACACTTTCGTGGGTGCTGTGAGACTGAATTGTTTCTTTTTCAATCTCTTCTCCGACAGGAACCGTGCTCGAAAATCATTGTCTTTAATGGTCCTTCTCATGGCGTGCGCAGAGTTCCAGGCCGTCATCCCAGGCTCATCCAATAAATCTTCTAGTGCACGAAGGAGCCATTCCCTAAACTGTTTTTCATCTTTTGGCACATTAAAACCCTTCTCACTATTCACCGTTCAACTCCGCTCGCGTTTCGGAGCCAAGTCACCGTCATTGCATGATCCGCTATTAACCGGCTCGTCTGTTAACCGGGTTGAATCTTTTTCGGTGACAGGAATAGTGGACGGATCTACGCGCCAAATCCCATTGCATCGGCCATACGTAGCCCGACAGCGGGTGCATGTGATCAACGTAGCCGATATGTCGTACTCGACATTTCCGCAAAACTCACAAGCATCGTCGCCGTCTTTGAATGATAACCGTTTCATTGTCGTGCCTCCTTCCGCGCCCTACGTCGTGCCTTGGCAGCTTTTTTCTTAGCCTCCACCTTGCTCATACCCGTCGCGCTGGCAGTCCATCGTCCCATGCGGTCAAAGTAGTGGACG